GGTCTTTTTTAATTGCGTTATGTATTTGATTCATCTCATGATGATATAAACCATAACCCCCGTCTGTTAAAAGTCTTACTCTCATAAGTTCTTGGTTTTTAATACTTTAATGTAGCTCTCAGCATAGTCATTAGCCACCTTCAACCAACGCTCAATCGTTGCGATGTCGTCATCAGTCAGGGTGACTTTCACAATCGTCGCTCTCATGTTGTCATCCAAGTCATCCATGTAATGTAAGCTTGGCTCGTCCCATTCACCCAACAATTCCTCTGGTGTGTTGCACAGCATATACGCTACCTCACCATCACGCCAATCAAGCCCGGTCATCTGACGTAGCATCCACAAGTATGCCTTAACCTGCCAGTCATACCCTGACTCCTTGACCTTCTTAGCGGCCTTCTCCTCAGTCTTTGGGAATGTCTTCTTGGTGTAGGATGACTTTATGTCAAGCACCTTAAGTCGCTCAGCGTCAACTACATCAGGATGTCCATGCATCATTGGTGTGTCGAGATAAGCATACTTGTCACCGTCAACAGCCTTCTTGTAGTTAGTAAAGAAGATACGATTATACAACTCAATCGCCTCGTCCTCAACAGCATTACCCTTGTCGGTCTCTTTGCTCCAGAATTGATCTTTGTACTGGTATATCTTCTCATCAATGATCTCCTCGATCAACGTCTTAGCACCCTGACTCAGATCAGGCTTGGTATCACGCTTGGCAACTAACTCATCGCGCTTCTTGGCCTGGGCCTCAGTCAATTGAATCTTAGCTAATAGACCATCAAGTGTTGCTTGCTGTAATGGTGTTAATCCTGGTGAGCCACTATTGAATAGTGGTGCACACTTACTTGCCCGTAACTTCAGCATGTTGCTCTGGTGTTAAGCTGAAGTCAGCGATTAATTTCTCAGCCGTTGTCTTGCCGTCAGCGATAGCCTGCAATGCCTTAGCAAAGCGCTCCGGTGTAATGGTTGGCTTCTCTTTCTTTGGTAACGGACGTGTGCTGAAACGCAACGCATCAGTCATTCCTTGTGGACTCTTGACTTTCTCAACACCCAAGACAATCTGCTTACCAAGGTAGTCGTTGAAATCAAATGACCCAAAGAATGTCTCAAGCCTCTTGAAGTTAGTTCGGTTGGCTACCATGCTCTTCTGAAACTCAGCAAGCTTGACAAATACCTTGTCCTCCTTACCCATCTCACCGACCATCACGTCCTGATAAATTCTCTCGATTGTTACTACCCTCGGCTCATACTTGCCGTTTACTTCTAAGTCCCAACTCCCTAGGTACTTATTGTCTTTCATTAAATTTCTCCAGTGCGACATATTGTTAATTAAATTTGAACAAAACTAATATATTTCTTTTTGAATTGCAAGTAATTTGCAATAATTTTTTTCCGTTTGTCAAGATTATATCTTGACTTACGAACCTCATCAACTAGATGATCCATCATTACCCTATAAGCACCAGGCTTGAAGCCATGGCGCTCAAAGATATCGTATTGGTCTTGGCTTACTTCTGTGAAGTTAGACAAGTTCGCATTATAGATACGAAAGGCTCCGTCATGGAGCCTCTCTATCTTTACACCCATGTCAATGAAGTACTCGCCTTCACTTGTTAACCATGGTGTGTGTTGCTCAGTTATATCACTCCACGCCTTCATATACAATTATTGTGTATTCTTCCTCAAATTCTACTGGCTCGTCATTTAGATACTTAAACCAAATGACATAGCCTGTCTTTGTTCTTGCTACATACGCGATGTAGACGTGGTCAGCTTCGCTTGACCGGTGGAAGTGATTGAAAAGTGGAGCGTCAATATCTTTTCGGTTGACGTTCAACGTGTGCATCTTTGCTCCGTTGTACTCAAGTGTATTGAGCGCAATGTTTAGAGCTGTGTTCATGTCAGATGCAGTGGTGTAAAAGTTACCATCACTCAACACCTCATAGTCAGACCGGTCTGGCTTCCACTGGGCACTAATAGCTGATGCAAAAGTCATCATGCCTAACATAAACATTGCGACTACCATAGGGATTCCGATGGAAGCCCGAAGGATGTCATTTTTGATTCGTGTAACAAGGCCCATCCCGAGCATTGTTGCGATAAAAAGGATTGCATACATATTAATTTGGATTTATTTTGTTAATATTCATTTGAACTACAGCTTGCTTTATGTCTATTATATTTTGATCACTGACAATAGACCCAAGCGTTAGTGCAGTCATTGGATTGGTTGCGAATAACTTTAGTGACTTGCCGTTGTCATAGGTCACGATGTACCGCTTTAAGGTTGGCGACATAGATGATTTCATGTTCAGGTATTTTAGATTTTTTAACTGCCTCTTGAACGCTGTCTGCCTCTATCGTTACACCTGAGCAGAGGATTGAACTCAGGCGATAGCAGATATGGAATTTACTCATAGCTTTATACTTATACCGTGTAACAAAAAATGGATGAGCAACTCCCTATCATCCAAACTTAGGGATACTGACAGACCGATAGTCCTACCGGCCGGCCAACTTTCAGTGAATCTGATTGTCATAGCTTTCATAGTAATATGCCTCACTGATGAAATCCTCGAAGTCCCGGAGCTGTCCTTTGCTCAGCCTAGACTTCATCTCCTCAGCGGTTGATAAATTGTTCTGCTCAATCTGTTGAGCGATTGCTTCATAGTAGTCAGCCATGGACTCATAGCCGACGTACTCTAAGTCATGTTTAGTTATCATAGTAATTGATTATTTGTTGGAACTCTTTTAATTTACTGTCAGGCATGTCGTCGTAGAATAACGTCTCGCGTAGCCAATCAATGTACTCGACCTGACGTCTCTCAGATAGGCCTTTGTATAGCTCTTTGCTTTGTTTGTGTTGGCCGTTTAGCTTGGACTCTAAGATGTATTCATACAACTCCTCCCATGTTAAAAAGTCTAAGTCTTGTGGTCTCATAATGTATAATAAATTTGTTCAATTGCCTCTATTTGTTCTTTGGTTAACCTTACATAAGACTGAATAATCTTATCAATCTTTTCAATAAGCTCATCCTCATGTATTGTTGTTTTGTATTTTTCTTTATTTGGATTTGTAGCAACTATGCCATCGTTGTATAACCACTCTGCAACCTGTTTCTTGTCGTATGTAGAGAGATTATCATAAACTTCTTCTACATCTACATATACACTTACTGTCATATTATTCTGATTTAAAGGTTATTAATTACGTTTAACCAATACTCGTCACGAACAGCCTTGGGCCTTTTGTCTTTTACCTGCTCATCAATAAAGATGATTGTGAACTCAAGACCCAGGTTGCCGTAACGACTAGCTCTATCTTTACTCGCAAACTTTTTGCGAATCTTAAATGCCATTGCTTCAGGGCTTATCATGAGAGATATTTATTGAGTAATGTTCATCAAATTCAAATTGGTCTGCATTGTTTGACCACCAACCACGTTGAAATGTCCTAAAATGTTGTTGTTTCTCAACATCTCTCATCTCGTTGTAAAGCTCAGAAGGAATATCAATCCCTTGTTGCTTTAACTTTCTTACAAATAAATCTAGTGCTGTCATAGCGTCATGTTTTAAAGGTTCTCAATTGCTTCTTGATAGTCGTCGAAGAATGTCTCCTCGCCGTCCTCAAAGTCTGTTACTAAATACTCTACGTCATGCCCAAAGCATGAACAGATTGATATGCCGTTCTCTAAATAGATGTACACATAGCCGCTATTCTCATTGAAGCCGATGTCCTCAATCTCTTCGCGGTGTGCGTTCTCTCTATAAGCCTTTAATACTAACTCGAGGCTTCTGATGTCTGATGTTCCTAGTTTATTGATTAGTTCTTTCATGTGGATAGATATTTAAAAAGTGAAACAATTGCACTAGCTCAGACTCGCTTTTGGCTTCCTTGAGCGGAGTGCGGAATTTAAGATACCAATAGGTACCAAAGTTGCCCCATGTCATTTTATCGGTGAACTGGGACTCTAAATACATGCGGAATTTCTCGCGAGGCAGACCGACTAATTGTCGGACAGTTGAGTTTGAATTCCATCTGCTTGAATGAATTGCGTCATTTAATAGCTGACGATAACGTGTTTTGATTTTTTGCATAGTGTAACTTTTAATGCGATAAAAGTACTACTATTTTTTTTGATTAATTGGTTTTTTGGCAGAAAAGCATGACGAAACCTGTTAATATATGACGAAATTATTAACAATATGACGGAAATATGACGAAATTATTTTCTGTATCCCTTACTGCTATTGACTTTATGACGAAATGACGACTTTTAGTCTTATTTATTAGAAATAAAAAAAAGAGTATAACTTATAAGTTATACTATTTATATATATAATATATTTCTCTAGTATAGGGTTGAATTTTCGTCATATTGTCATAAACATATATAGAATAAGGGTTGTAGCGTTTTTCGGTCATTTTATTTTGTCATAAATCATTAGATTTCGTCATAAACGTAGTATTTACAATGGTTGTAGCGTCATATGCCGTATTCTTTGATAAAATATGCTACTAGTTGGCGTAAGGTCAATCGGTTGGTATATTGACTGCATTGAGTGGCGTAGAAGCCATCGATGATTGTGACATTGCCATCAGCAAGCCATTCTTTCATTCTGCACAAAGTTCCCATGTCTGTAAATTTTTAAAGTCGTATTGAGATTTTAAAGTCTGAACAATAAACCGAGCGAGCTTCTTATTGGTCTTCTCGTTTGATAGGTCGTTGTCTCCAATTGACCGTACGACGTCTCTTGGGTGCATCTGGAGAACGCGGTTGCAAAACTTTACGTCCTGGCCTAAGTGATAACGTTTGTTGCGGTAGATTAATGTCCAATAGTGGGCAAACCCGTAGTGTTGTGTGATTACGATTTTCATATTATATCAATTAAATTAAGTTCAACAATGTGTAGTGCATCGGTATCAGGACATCGCACAATGTACTTGTTTGATGTCCTGGCTACCTGACCAACCAATTTGTAATTCCCGGTAAGTACTGACTGCATTCCGTCAATCAGTATTGTTGGTTTGTTATCTAATTTCATGATTTATAGATTTATTTCAGGTATTTCTTGGTACATATTAATTTTAGAAGATGGGAATTCCCATGTTAATGCTCTGAATAAAGTAAGGTTGTCGTAATCATCTAGACCATCTTTAACACTCATTATATCTTCTTTATTTAATGTTGTTACAATGTAGCAGTGTTTTTCTTTACCTGATACTGTGTTTATTTTAAATACATTCATGATTTCTTAGTTTTCGTATTCGTTACCTTCGGCGTCGTAGTATACGTCGTCGTCTAATTCTTCCCATTCGGTGTAGTAGTATTGTTCGTCGTTGTAAAAGAACTCAAGTAAGTCCTCGTCGTTTGTTATGTCTTTAGAGTAATTGCCATTGCAATCTTCCCAATCAAGTGTCCTGAGGTGCTTAATTAAGTCTTCTCGTTCAGCGAAGTAAAGCTCGCCATCACCAAATACATACCCTTCGTTGATGCCTTTACCGGTAGCATCACACCTTCTTGCAAATTTTTTCATAGCTTTTGAATTAGTTTGTTTAAGTCATTGGTTTCAAGTGCAAAGAATTTAAAGCCATCAACATGCTCGCTGTAGCCAAGCTCTAGTAACTTGTCGTGTTCTTTAGTTTGTTTAAATGCCTCCCATATATTGATTGGCATTTGGTAGAACGTTTCGAACGCATCTACAAAGATTAGTATAGGTTCCATGATTTCTAAGTTTAATACCATACCTCATCGAGCGAATACCCGAAGCGACGTATGGCGAAGTTGATATAATTGTCTAGATGTTTCTTGTCGCTGAACTCGCGTCTAATCACAACGACCTTGCCGGCGCGATTAAAGAATTGAAGTGTTGCATTCATTAGATTGACATTCCTGATGTTTGACCTACTACTACTTTGTATAAGGCGAATGCGATTGCAATGCCTACTGAACTTGCCATGCATATTTGGATGGCCTTTGCTAAAATGATTAGTGCTTTCATGATTGTTTGTGTTAATTGGTTAAGACATGAGTGAGCTCGTGAACTCGCTCATGTTTCGACTATTGAAGTGCTCATCAGTTAACCTTCTGTGGGTGCAATCTCCAAAAGTCGTTTGCACTTACAATGGTCTCATTGTAAGTAACCACCCAACCATTGTTGGTGTACTCGGTGCGATGCAATTTGTAGCGGATGTCCTGACGTCCGTTGTTGCCTTTCAATTGGTCAACTACCACCAACGTCCCGTTGATGATAGCTTTGAATGTTTGTAGTGTTGTCATTGTTTTGGGTGTGTTAATTGGTTAGCGAATAAGCCAAAGTTGGCTATTGTTTGTTTTGAAATGTTGGTTCTACCTTTCATGATTTCGTAAGCAACCATTGCATCTATCAATGATTGCTTCATGTTGATTCTTTCGTGCATTATCTGTATCTAAAAGGGATTAATAATTTGCGTGTCTTGATTAGTACACCTTCTTGAAAGAAGCCGATGATTTCATAACGGCCTTCGATTCTAATTACTCTAGTTTCCATAATTGTTTGTTTTTGGTTAGTGGTGCAGTGAGTATCGCTCTCATTAATTAGTCATTCTAACTGCACCTAATGTTTTCTAGCCACGTTAAACTGCTAGACCTCTTTTATTCCCTACACACATGCCATTTAGCGTGTGGTTTTGACGTTGACCACCTGAGTAGTGTATCAATCGCCCCGACTTCGCGGAGTCTTTATACTTACCGCATCGGACTCGTGTGACCTACCGAGTTAGTTTATTGTCTTACATGATGTCAAAGAACGTTAGCTTAGAGCTTGTTAGCAGACCTACCTTTGAACCACTTAGCCCCGGTGAACTCCCCGAAGGGCACTTAGCTAAGCTTTATCGTTTCGGTCACCTTTAGCAACATGGCTCGTCGCTTGTACGTCTAAAGGCTTGCTGTTTATTCGACACTAGCTTGGAATTTATTACCACCGCCTTACCCTACTTATTACTTTCACCTTGTCACATTGCAGAGGACTAAGCATTGGTCAGTGGTCACCGATATATAGTGCCTTATTTCAATTGTTATTAGCTCGTTTGCTTGATACAAATATATGGCAACAATTCGGATTGTGCAAACTTTTTAAACATTATTTTCACTTTTTATGCTAATTTATATTCATTCTAAATAAGGACATGTTTGATTTGCTTTGTAAGTTGTTGAAAAACAAGTAGTTACAAAACATGCGTTTCCAGGAACACGATAAATTATTTGGTATTTATTTTTGTAGGTAGGTGCAACCTCCTCCTTTCAGGCGCGCAACCAACACGCGCAAACGTAACGGCAGGCCGGCCGATTGATTGGTTAAATGGACGGCGCGCCGGTCGGTCTGAATGTCGTTCTATTTAACATAATGCTAATTATATGACATGCCTAGCGCGCGACATGACAAACGGCAGCGCGCTCTGTAGCCCGTCTGTATTGGTATTGACGACAAACGGACATGCCTACCAAAAAGCCAAAAAATCCGGCCGAAAAGTTCGAAAAGTAGACCCCCCGGGGTAAAATCAGATCGGTTTTCCTTTCGGCCCGGCTCGCGTCAGATGGGGGTATTACCCAATACTTCTATACATCTAAAAATTAGTATATTTGCACTATGATCATAACCTTCTACCCAACGCTCGGACTATCGCTTGGTATTGAATATTTACCAGCAGAGGACGAGATGCGTCCGGAGTTGATCTTACATTTGTTAATTTTTAAAATATCTATATTATGGCAATAATGCGCACAAACCGACTCACGTCGAAAACTACTACACCTCCTAGTAAGTCTAAAAGTTTTACACCAGCATCACAGTTAGAAGCTCAGGATGCTGCTTATAAGAAGTATAAGGAGCAAGATCTTCCTCTTTACGAAAAGAGAATGCAGAGATACAACGAAGAGATTAAATCTCCACCTAGAGATTACACTTCTCTTGGCGGTAAGAAAAATGTTAAATATTTAGAAAAAGCTGAAGTATCTGCATATAATAAAATGAGATTGAGTAGTGACCCTACAGCTATTGAATTTGGAACTGTTGGAGTTGGTAAGTCTTACTCTAAAAAGGCAGGTGATAAAGATTTTATGATTGCAACTGAGCACACCACTAGCAACCCAATAAAACCAACTGCGCCTACTAAGGCTAATCCGGCTGATTGGTCTAATGTTGAGTTAAACAAGATGGATACTAAGAAGTCAGTTGTAAAAACTAAGCCTGGTAAATTAAAAGAACTTAAGAGTCAAGAAGCGCGCCCTGGTTTTGATGCTCCTGGTGTTGAGACAAAAACTGTTTCTAAAACTAGAGCGGCCATGACTGGTGGTGGTGATAAACTTGTCAGATCAAAGAATCCAAAAGGTAATTTAGGTGCTGCTCGTGTGACTACTGAGTCTAATAAGGGCAAGCTTGGTTACAACCGTCAAGAGAAATTATTCAAGGCTTATGCTGGCACATCTGTTTTAGATGAGAGTCATATTGGAAAATCTGCTAATGAAATTAGGGATTACAAAAAAGAGATGAAATCTCAACGAAGTGCTTACCGTAAGGAGGGTAATGTTGAGGGTGTTGCTGCTACCGGTATGGAGATCAAGCAAGCGCGTCAAGCTGAGCGTTTTGTTAAGGGCAAGCAGACTCACTTTAATGATGAGAATTACAGAAAGACTACTGGCAATGCAGGTCGTATTGCTCCTGACTATAAAAAATCAGCTGAAAACGCTGCCAATCGCAACACAATGCAGTCAAAACTAGCTGCTGTGGCTGCTAGGGGTAAGAATAATACAAGTTTGTACTAATATAAGCCCTCCAAGTGAGGGCTTTTTTTATGATATACGAGCCGAAAAATAGGATAGATGTCACCACTCCTAAGGGAGACGGGGTGATTTGGTTGGTTACTGACTACGGTCATGAGACTGACACGATATATACTATCATTTTAAACGATAGTGGTGAGATGTGGCAGTTTACTCATAAGGATATAAGGGTAAAAAGTAACATAACATTCTCTAGATTGCCAAAAAAGTAGTATTTTTGGCAATAAATCTAATAAAATGGTAATAAAACATGTACATTTAGGCGATGAAGGTCGCAAAAAGCTCATTAAAGGCATCAAAACGATCGCTGGAGCAGTAAAAAGCACATTAGGTGCGCGAGGACGCACTGTGTTGATTGAATCAGAGAACCATGTCGGTGGTATTACTGTCACAAAGGATGGTGTAACGGTCGCAAAGTCAATTAATCTTTATGATCCGGTTGAGAATTTGGCTGTTATGATGATGCGTCAGGCCGCTGAGAAGACGGCTACTGTTGCTGGTGATGGCACAACCACTTCAATTGTCATAGCAGAGGCTATTGTGGATGCGGCATCCGATGTAATCACATCGGAAACCAACGTAACCGAGGTGATCCGAGAGATCAATGACATCGCATCTGACGTTGTGAACCACTTAACGAAACGAGCTAAGAAGTTATCTGGTAAGAAGCTTAAGGACGTTGCGTCTATTAGTGCGAACAATGACACTACTATTGGCAATATGATTGCTGACGCGTTTAGCGAGGTTAAGATGGTGTCTGTTGAGAATAGTAAGGACCATAACACATATGTTGAGGTGATTAAGGGTATTAAGGCTGACAGGGGTTGGACTAGTCGTCACTTTATCACTGACTACAAGCGTCAAGAGTGTGTTCTAGAGAACCCATATGTATTGATCACTGATCAGGAGATAAACAACTTGCTTAATATTGAGAAGGTATTACAGCATATTGTTGCGCAGAATAAGTCATTGCTTATTATTGGCGAGATGACGCCAGCGGCTTTAAACACGTTGAACATTAACGTTGCTCAGGGTAAGATCAAGGCATGTAATATTTTGCCTCCAAACTTTGGATACCGTCAGAAAGATTTATTAGAAGACCTAGCGGTAGCTTTGGACGGTACATACTTCAGTGAGGACACTGGTGATGACTTGTCGTTGATTGACGTTGCTCACTTAGGTCGTTGTGCTAAGGTGATTGTTGGCAAGGATAATACTATTTTTATGCCATATGCTAGTTCTCAAGATAATATAGACTCGCGCATTGCTGACATAAACGATACTATATTTGACGGTATTACTAAAGAGGAAATGGACTTTCGCAGGGAGCGAGTAGCCAATCTATCTGGTGGTGTTGCTGTTATCTATGTAGGTGCTTTGAGTGACATTGAGCAGAAGGAGAAACGCGATCGTATTGACGATGCTGTGTGTGCGGTTGAGGCTGCTTTAGAGGAGGGAATTCTTCCAGGCGGAGGTGTTGCTTTGTTTGAATATGCTAAAAACAACTTACGCGGCAAGATTGGTGCTGCTGAGAGAATTATGTTCAAAGCTATAACAGCTCCGATGTGGCAAATACTTATAAACGCTGGTAAGGATGCTCAACAGATCATGGACAGTATCTTGCCATTCCCTAATGAGGGTTATGACGTGAAGGGTGAGCAGTATGGTGACATGATTAAGCTTGGTATTATTGACCCGGCTAAGGTTACAAAGAACGCTCTATTGAATGCTGTGTCTGTAGCCACAACTATTATGAGCACAAACGCAATTATTACAAATATCAGAGCAGATGAAAGTATTAAATAAATATTTGATAGTAAGAAAAGTTGCCGAGCAGAAGCAGACCAAGAGTGGTTTGCTTCTAACCGGTGAGGATGCAAATGACATGCGCTATCATAAAGCCGTTACCCACTCTGTAGGAGACAGTATCATTGGAATAAACCCAGGTGATACTGTACTATATGACAAAGTTCAAAGCCATGAGATAGTGCTAGACAATGAGCGCTATACTATAATTCAGGAGAAGGACGTTGTTTGCGTTCTTTAATTCTTCTGTTAAAATCAACAATCGCAATAGCTAAGGTCTTCTGGTGAAACGGTGCGTTATCACGGAAGGCCTTATTGCGTCTTTTAGATGTGGGTATTGGCTCTCTTCCGTCTAGCTTTTTATAAATTGACGTAATCATTTTCTTGGCTTTAAATGATACTTCATACATTTGGCCTTGGTTGTATGTCTTTTGTCTCCATTCACTAATCCAGCCTTCTTTAAGTAACCTATTAAAACGCTGGCTATCCCATGTCATAAAGTTTTTATACTCGTCAAAGTCTGTCTTTGTGAACAGTCTATTGCCGTGTAAGAACAGTAGCATTTCAAGATCTGATAATCCGATCCCATAGTTTACTTGGGCCCAACGTCTAACGATTGCCCATTCTGTCAGCCAGTCGTACTGCAGAGGTCTACGAACCACTTTTTGGTCATAGATAAATAGTCTTCTTACTTTTTTTTTCATTACATTTGTAGGACAAAGATATCAATAATGGGACTATATAGCAACATTCACGCAAAAAGAGAGCGAATTAAAGAAGGCTCTGGCGAGAAAATGCGCAAACCTGGCCAGAAAGGAGCTCCTACAGCTCAAGCTTTCAAAGAGGCCGCTAAAACAGCAAAAGATGGCAAAGGATCCAAGACTAGAAAAAGCGGGCGTTAGTGGTTACAATCAGCCTAAGCGTACTCCTAATCACCCGACTAAGAGTCACGTCGTCGTTGCAAAAGAAGGCAGCGAGGTTAAGTTGATTCGTTTTGGACAGCAAAATGTTAAAGGATCTCCAAGAAAAAGTGGAGAGTCTGATTCTGATAGAAAAAGAAGAGAAAGCTTTAAAGCTAGACATGCAAAAAATATTGCTAAAGGAAAAATGTCGGCCGCTTGGTGGAGTTCTACCGTGAAGTGGTAGAGTGGTTGATTATATTGAAAGGTAAAAAATGATCATCCTTAAGCGTCATAAGGGTTTTGGTGATACTGTAGCAGCAGTAGCATCTGCTATTGGCATTGAAAAGACTGAAAATTGTGGATGTGATAAGCGTCAAGAGGCGTGGAATAATCCTGATCTATTAATAAATAAACTGTTCTATGGGACAAAGCAAGACATCGAAGTATTACGCGAGCCATCCGAAGGCAGCGGAGAAGAGGCGTGAATATCAGCGCGAGTTGAACTCTACTGAGGAGCGCAAGAAATATCGGGCTGACCACACAAAAGCTCGCCGGCAAGCCGGTATTGATGGTAAAGGTGGGCCTGATATGAGTTCCACAAAAAGTGGTAAATTTGTAAAAGAAAACCCAAGTACCAACCGGGCGCGCAATGGAGCGAACGGTCGGTCAGTAAAAAAATAAGACATGGCATATCAAAAATTACAGGCAGAGAGAGCTGCCCTTGTTACTCCTAGCAACACAGTTGACATCCCATATGTTGGTGGAGACACATATACAAATAAGTGGCCTTGCGTGCTTTATATTGGAGGAGCTGGAAACATTCGAGTGTTAACTGCAGGCGGTGATGATGTTGTTTTTACAGGTGTTTTAGCCGGCACATTTCTACCTGTTCAGGTTGTTAGGGTTTTTAGCACTAACACTACAGCAACTAATATTGTAGCTCTTTGGTAATATGATAGGTATATCTATATCAAATAGTGTAGGTACTAACTATAGTTCTGGCGGTTCTGGCCCTTTGGATCCAGATGCTGCTGCTTTTTTATCAGCCACGGCAATTACGGATCCAACTATAAAAACTGCTATTAATAACCTTGTTATTGATTTAAAATCTTATAGTTTATGGTCTAAAATGAAAGCTATTTATCCGTTTGTTGGTGGAACAGCTACAACTCATAAATTTAATTTAAAAAATCCGCTTGACACAAATGCGGCTTTTAGATTAACATTTAGCGGTGGTTGGACTCATTCAAGCACAGGTGCTACACCGAATGGTGTAAATGCTTACGCGAATACATTTTTAATACCGTCTGTTGAATTAAATTACGCTTCATTAGCTTATTATTCTAGAACAAATACAGCTGAAAACGGAAATAATGATTTAAATGGTATAGTTATGGGTGTTAGAGCTGATAATGTAACTGCAAACAATTCTTTTTCCTTAAAAGTTAAATCAAACCCTACAAATTATATTGATTTTTTCTATAGTAGAACTGGATCGATAGCTAATGTTTTAGCTAGATTTATTAATTCAGATGGTAGAGGTTTATTTTCTGGTAGCTTAGATACTTTAGGGTCAAAAATTTATAAAAATGGAGTGAATTTAACAACTTCTAATTTCTCATATACTAGAAATACTCCGAATTTATCTGTTTATATAGGCGCATTAAATAATAAAGGTGTTGGCGGTGAATATAGTTTAAAAGAAAGCGCATTTGCTTCCATTTCAGATACTTTTAATGATACAGAAACGGCTAATCTATATACAGCTGTACAAGCATTTCAAACAACATTAGGTAGACAAGTATAATGAAACTATCAGATATTACAATAGAGAATATTAATACTCTTGTAGGATTGCTTACAATAGATCAAAAAGATCAGTTATTAGGTGTGTGGTATGCTCCTGATAGTTATTATAATCCTATTCAGGATGTAAATGACAATTGGGTTATATCAGTAGAAGAAATTTCAAATACTACAAATCCTGATACTTTATGGGTTAAAGATCTTGATTTAATCATTTACGAACCTAAAGTTATTACAGATCAATTATAATGACAGGCCAATTTACGAGTCAGGGAACATTATCTACATCAGGGACGATTATACATACGGCCCCTGATAATAATGTATCTGAGCTTCGTTATATGCGTTTTAATAATCCTTTGGCATATACATTAACTGTATCAAAGTATACATCGTCTACAGCCTCTACTACTCAAGTATATTCAGTCAATCTATCGGCCGGTGATACTATCACTGATTCATTTCCTTATTTCTTAAACGAAGGCGACTACATTACAGTTACGTCTAGTATTTCTGGAACAACATTTATAGCTGAGGGTGAAGATATGCCTAACATAAATGTTGTAAGATGCAAGTAGTTGACGCTAATGGTAATATGTTTGGCTATGATCATTTAGAGATTATAGGCGCAGATGGAAAACCTAAAACTACAGGTGGTGGTGGAGGACCATATGTTCCATATACAGGTGCAACCGGAAATGTTGACTTAGGTGAATACGAATTAAAGGCTGGTCAGGTAGAATTTGATCAGACACCTACAGGTACAGCAGGAGTTGCTGTGATGAGATGGAATGATCAGGATGGAACTGCTGATCTTGGTTTAAAGGGTGGAAATGTTACTCTTCAGATTGGCCAAGAGCAGTTAACTCGTGTAGTAAATAAGACAGGAAGCAATTTACTTGAGGCAAATTATCAAGCAGTTAGAATCAGCGGTGCTCAAGGTAATAGATTAAAGGTTGATTTAGCTCAGGCTAATAATGATGCTAATAGTGCTGATACACTTGGTATTGTTACTGAGACTATATTAAACAATCAAGAGGGATTTATTACTACTAGTGGATTAGTAAGAAATATAGACACAACAGGATCTATACAGGGTGAGACTTGGCTAGATGGTGATATGTTGTATTTAAGTGGCACTATAGCTGGACAGATAACAAATATTAAACCTACTGCTCCTATCCATACAGTAATTATGGGTTATGTTGTAAGGGCTCATGCTACTCAAGGTCAAATATATGTCAAGGTAGATAATGGTTATGAGTTGGATGAGCTTCATAATGTGGCAATTACATCGGTAGCTAACAATGACATATTGCAATATGATTCTGCTACATCTCTTTGGAAAAATGAATCATTATCAAGTGCAGGTGTTCAGCCAACTATAACTCTTACTACAACAGGATCTAGTGGTCCTGCTACATTAGTTGGATCCACATTAAATATTCCAGAATATGGAGGGAGTAGTAGCGTATCTCCTATCGATATTCAATTGTTCACATCAAGTGGTGTATGGACTAAACCAGCAGGAGCCAAGGTAGTTGAAATACATCTTGTAGGAGCTGGTGGGGGTGGAGGATCAGGAAGAAGAGGCGCTACTCTTACTGCAAGATATGGAGGTGGTGCAGGATCATCTGGATGTTTAAATGCTGTCCGATTAAACGCATCTAGTCTGAGTGCAACTGAAAATATATGGATAGGTGTTGGAGGAAATGGGGCATCTGGAGCAACAGTAAATGATACTAATGGCAATGCAGGATCAGCAGGAAGCGCATCTTTTTTTGGTGGATCTGGAACAGTTGCGTCTTCTAAAATATGCACTAATAATAGTGTAGGTGGGGCTGGTGGTACAAATATAGCATCAAGTAGTAGTAGTTCCTTTCCTAGTTATTTATTTGGAATGAATGTTAGTTCTCTTGGTTATGCTTCTGGAACTGTTGGTTCAGGAAATTTTGGTGGAGCAAATGATAATTTTCAGGTTAGAGCATTGCAATCTGGAAATATTGGGGGTGGAATTAATACTACAGATATTAGATCAAATGGCAGAGGTATTAATACTACAGGTCCGCAGAGTGGTCAAGTCATAAATTCTAGGAGCGGTGGTAGCGCAGCTGGTGCATCTGGGGTAGTTGGTTTTCTTATAACTAATAATCCTAATAATTTTTACATTGCACTTGGTGGAACAGGTGGAGCACCTGGTGATACATTGGGAACTATTGTTGGTGGTGTTGGTGGTGATGGTGGCCCAGGTGCTGGTGGTGGCGGAGGTGGAGCTTCTACAAATGGTGCTAATTCAGGCGCAGGAGGTAGAGGCGGTGACGGATTTTGTATGGTAATAACATATTTCTAATGAATAAAAGATATGCCCTTATTGAAGATGGTGTTGTAGTTAATATTATTGCTGCAACGGAAGACCCATCATACATGACTGATTTGCTTTGTATTGAAGTAGATGATACGGTTCAAATTGGTTATCTTTATGATGGAATAAATTTTATAGAAAATGAGAACAGCGATTATAATAATTTCGATACTATTAGTTAGTTGCAGCCCAATAAAACGTTTTACTCGTTTAGTTGAGAAGTATCCATATCTATTAACTCAGGATACATTGATCATGCATGATACTATTAATTTGTATATACCAGAAGTACATACTGATACAGTAGTAACATTGAGAGAGCTTGTTGATACAATAACTTTAACTAAAGATAGAGTTACTGTAAAGACTTGGTATGTGCCTAAAGAAAAAAAAGTATACATACAAGGCAAGTGCGATCCTATATACGTTACTAAAATTGTAGAGCGAAAAGTTCCGGTTAAGTACTATGAGAAGTATCCTTGGTGGAAGAAGCTCTTAAACAACCTATTGGCTATTTTTATTATCTTTGCCATAGTCTATACAGGCTATAGATTATACAAGAAGTTATTATGAAAACAAAAGCAATAATCGTTTTGTCAGCATTATTTACGGTAATTACACCAGCTGTACCTTTGATCTTGGTATCGTTGATGGCCATTTTTGTAGATGCCTGTTTTGGTATCTGGAGATCAGTTAAAAAGAATGGCTGGATATCTTTTCAAAGTCGTAAACTTATAGCAACTATACAAAAGTCGTTCCTTTATTCAGGGGCGATTTTGTTTTTTTACTTGGTGGAGAAATATATTGCTGGAGATATTATAGCGCATTTTATTTCTGTAGAATTAATCATCACAAAAGCTATTGCATTCTTTTGTGTATTCACAGAAGTTAAGTCTATAAACGAGAATTATAAAGATGTTACGGGTGTTGATTTATTGACATTATTTAAAAACTTCATGACTGGATTAAAGAAAGAAAGTGACAAATGGAGATAATCGAAAAATACATTAAGTTCATCAAAAAATGGGAAGGTGGTCTATCAAGAGATAAATCCGACTCTGCTTCTTCATTTCCTTGTCCTACATCTTATCAGGGTAAAACGGGGTGGCACACCAATGTAGGTATTACTTACGCTGCTTGGGTCCAGTTTTTTGGAAAAGATGATGACGGTGATTTTTACTTAATGCCTTCTGATAAATGGTTCAAAATATTTAAGAAGGGTTATTGGGATGCTGTAAGGGGAGATTCTTATAAGTCACAAAACATTGCTGTATTTGTGACAGGTATGGCTTGGGGTTCTGGATCTAAACAAGCCATAACATCTCTTCAACGAGCTATAAATAACTGCGGATTAAAAATTGAAATTGATGGGGCTATTGGTCCATTAACTATTGGAGCAGCAAATACCATTGAACCAACAAAGTTATTTGATGCTTTAGTAGAAGAGCGCGAGCGTTTTTTTAGAGCAATCGCTCAACCGGGAAGTAAAAATGCTAAATTCTTAAAGGGATGGTTAAATAGATTGGCTGACTATAAGAAAACATTTAGACCTTAATTATTTTTGTTAACTTTGCTACATGAAGAAAAATAAATCTGAGTCTACATCAATGGTAAAGATTAAAGTCAGTCGCCCGGGCGTTCATGCAAAATGCAAAACGTCTAAACTGAAGTCTTCTAAGAATTACAAAAAGTCATATAAAGGTCAAGGACGATGAAAGTACAAAATTATGTTACAGCTACTCCAAATACAGATTGCAAAGTATTTGGTTTAAATGAAAACGGAGATTCAGTTAATTTTACCGTACCTTCTTTATTGGCTTTAAATCAAGCTCCTAGTGTCAATGCAGCAAATGCATTGACCCTAGCAACCCTAACAAATGTAAATACATACTTTACTGGAACTGCTGGCGCGTCTTTTGCAATAACTCTTCCGGCATCAAATTCAAACCTTAACGGTGTTAAATATGTTGTGATGTCAACAGCTAACAGGCCATCAACAACTTGGACTTCTTCAGGAGCTTCAATTGTGGGTGCTCCTTCTTCATTAACATCAAATACGCCAGTGTGCCTACAATATAGCCACGCTGACACAACATGGTATATTTCAATCTAATCATATGTCAAAAAAAATCAAAAAAGAAGAGCTCGACGCATTGGTGAATGCAAATCGAGTTTACAGAGACTTAAAGTTTAATCTAGCAGACATCGAGATGAGCCTACGTCGTTTAAACGATCAAAAGGCTATTACAATGGATCAACTTGACGAGGCTGCAATGGGCTTATCAAAAGAGCAGCAAAGCATCTACGACAAGTATGGCGATGTCAGTGTAAATCTACAAACAGGTGAGTATAATTAGAAAAATTTCCATTGGTCCTGACTACATGAAGTGCATGCACTACATGGTAGGTCAGACTGTCCTAGATAAAACATGGGAGATTAACACTATTCGAAAAGAAGATGATGGGTCAATCTGTGTATGGATTATTAAGGATGGTGAGATTATTAAATGGAAATCCTTTTCTAATACAATGCCTATTGCAATAGAATACAAAATAGATTACTAGTGAAATCACCATACTGCTTCATCATTAAACCAGTTGGTCAGAGGCGGTACGATAACATAAAGAAATTCGGAGATACCGATTTCTATATCAGTTCCTCTCAAGAAGACCATAAAACATCTAACCGCCACGCTGAGGTGGTTGCAGTTCCTATTTACTATAATGGTCCTGTAAAAGCTGGTGACATAGTCCTTGTGCATCACAATGTCTTTAAATTTTATTATGACATGAAGGGCCGTCAGAAAAGCAGTTGGAATTATATCATGGACGATCTTTTTCTAGCTGAATTAGATCAGGTTTACATGTTTAAAAGGGATGATAAGTGGAATGCTGTCGATCCCTTTATTTTTATCAGGCCCATTCCTAGCGAAGACAAAATTATCAGTACTTTAGGTGCATTTGAGGAAATGTGGGGTGAAGTTGTGTATAAGACATCTACACTGACAAATGTAAGTGTTGGAGACATAGTATCATTTACGCCGGATAGTGAATATGAGTTTAGGGTGGATGATGAAGTACTTTACCGAATGTATAACAAGAACATATGTCTAAAAAAGTAGAGATTATTGAGGCTGCTAAGGAAGCTATTAATGAGTTGATCAAGGTTCTTAAATCACCTATTATCACTCATGCTGAGGATGATATATCTGCTGATAAGATGAAAAACGCAGCATCAGCTAAGCGCTTAGCATTTGAGGATGCTATGTTCATGCTTAATAAAATTGAGGAAGAAGAAAATAGGGCTGCAGAAACACCCATTGCTGAGGTAACACTAGGTAAATCGGGTTTTGCTGAAGGCAGAGCAAAAGCAAAGAATGGAAAATAAATTATACTCAATAGTAAACGATTACGTTAACAAGACTGCTATTACTACTAAAAATAGTAAGAGTTCTTGGGATTATGGGTATAATAAGGAGTATGATCTAATTGTAATATCTAAAGATGGGACTATCGGTGAGATATATGAGATTAATGGTCTAAAGATTGCCTTACCTTCTACTCCTAAAGTTGTGGAGAATAGGGACAATAAATGGCAACCGATAGAATATCCTAATGAGCTTCAAAAGATTAAATCAATATTTGATTGGAACCGAAAAGACAATGCGTTTAAGTCTAAGTATGTCGACATGATAGAGACTGAATTTGATAGGCGCGAGAATGGTTTTTGGTTCATTAATAATGGTAAGCCAACTTATATCACAGGTACACATTACATGTATCTTCAGTGGACAAAGATTGACGTTGGTCTTCCAGACTTCCGTGAGTCAAACCGGATATTTTACATCTTTTGGGAGGCATGTAAGGCAGATAGCCGCGCGTTTGGTATGTGTTATTTAAAGAACCGTCGTTCAGGGTTCTCGTTTATGTCTTCTGCAGAGACATCAAATACTGGAACAATTGTAAGGGATGCGCGACTTGGCATATTGTCAAAGAAAGGTGCAGATGCTAAGAAAATGTTTACTGACAAGGTTGTTCCTATTGTAAGAAATTACCCCTTCTTTTTCAAGCCGATCCAGGATGGTATGGATAATCCGAAGACGGAATTAGCCTTCCGAGTTCCTGCGAGTAAGATTACGCGCAAGAATATGGATGAGGAGCGCGATGATGATATAGAAGGGTTGGACACTACCATCGACTGGAAAAACACCGCAGATAACAGTTATGATGGTGAGAAGTTGCTTTTACTTGTACACGATGAGAGTGGTAAGTGGGAGAAGCCTGAAAACATCTTAAACAACTGGCGAGTCACTAAGACATGTCTAAGACTAGGTAGTAAGATTATAGGTAAGTGTATGATGGGTTCTACATCAAATGCATTGAGCAAAGGTGGTGAGAACTTTAAGAAGCTGTACTACGATAGTGATCCAAACAAGCGATCTGCCAACGGTCAAACTAAGTCAGGGTTATATTCTTTATTCATTCCTATGGAGTGGAACATGGAGGGCTTTATTGATGAATTTGGTTGGCCGGTGTTTGAGGATCCCAAGAACCCTATTATGGGTATTGATGGGGAGGAGATTACAATGGGTGTGGTAACTTATTGGAATAATGAAGTTGCTGCAATGAAATCTGACTCAGATGCATTAAATGAATTTTACCGTCAGTTCCCAAGAACAGAGTCTCACGCATTCCGTGATGAGAGTAATTCCTCTTTATTCAACTTGACAAAGATCTATCAGCAGATTGATTATAACGATGCAATGATTAAAGATCGAGTATTAACAACTGGTTATTTTCATTGGAAAAATGGAGAGAAGGATACTGAAGTTATTTGGACGCCTGATCCAAAGGGGAGGTTCTTAGTATCATGGATTCCAGATGCCAGGATGCGTAATAATGTCATTAAAAAAGATGGTAGATTTTATCCTGGAAATAAAGATATTGGTGTGTTTGGTTGTGACCCTTATGACATTTCAGGTGTTGTAGGTGGAGGCGGATCTGCCGGGGCATTACATGGTATTACTAATTTTCATATGGAAAATGCACCAACTAATCATTTCTTTTTAGAGTATATTGCTCGTCCTCAGACTGCTGAGATATTCTTTGAGGATGTGTTAATGGCTTGCTTTTTCTATGGAATGCCTATACTTGTGGAAAATAATAAGCAGCGATTATTATACCACTTTAAGAACAGGGGGTATCGTCCATTCTCAATGAACAGACCTGATAAACATACGTCTAAATTATCGAAGACTGAGCTTGAGTTGGGTGGTATTCCAAACTCTTCAGAGGATGTAAAACACGCGCATGCTAATGCTATTAATACATACATCGAAGAGTATGTCGGAATTGATGCTGAGGGTAATTATCGAGAAAAAGACAGTATGGGGGATATGTACTTTACTAGGACACTAAATGATTGGGCTCGATTTGATATTAACAACAGGACTAAACATGATGCCTCGATTAGTTCTGGATTGGCATTAATGGCATCAAGAAGACACCTATTTATACCTCCTAAACAGGAATCTAAAATAAGTGTTAAATTTGTAAGATATAAGAATACTGGCATCAGAAGCGAAATCATTAAATAATGGATAAACCATCAGTAGTTATCTCTGCACTACCCTTTCCGGACCAAATGGCGCCAGACGAAGTCAAGGCGACATATAAATATGGATTGAAGGTAGCCAAAGCCATCGAGGGGGAGTGGTTTAAGAGAAAAGCAAATACAAGTAGATTCTACCAGCAATGGGGAGAGTTTCACCGTCTTAGATTGTATGCTCGTGGTGAGCAGCCTAGTCAAAAGTATAAAGATGAGTTAGCCATCAACGGTGATATATCAATGCTAAACCTTGATTGGACTCCTGTTCCAATTATACCAAAGTTTGTTGATGTTGTTGTTAACGGAATGCTTGATAGGCCTTACACTATAAAGGCAGAGGCTCAAGATGTTATGTCTGCAGAGAAAAAGAATGTATTTCAGGACATGATTGAGGCCGATATGGTTGCTAAGGATTTCTTAATGATGACCAAGGAACAACTTGGAATTGATGCGTTTAATGTAAATCCAGATGAGCTGCCTGCAAATGACGAGGAATTGTCTTTGTATATGCAAATGAATTACAAACCATCAATTGAAATTGCTGAAGAAATAGCTATTAATACAATCCTTAAAATGAACAATTATGAGGATTTATTAAGGCTTTATTATTATGACATGGCGACACTTGGGGTTGGTGTGTTAAAGCATAACTTCCAAGTAAATGATGGTTTGAATATTGAGTATGTAGATCCTGCCAATTGGATACATAGTTATACTGAAAAGAATGACTACTCTGATTGCTTCTACTTTGGTGAAGTAAAGCAAGTACACTATACTGAGCTTTTAAAGATAAATCCTAATCTCACTGATGAGGAATTAACAGAAATTAAAAATGCTGGTTCTGCTTGGTATGATTATTTCCCAATTATTCGTAATTATCAAGACGACGCATTTTTAAATGAGGTTGTAACGTTATTATATTTTAACTACAAGACTCATAAGAAATTTGTTTGGAAAAAGAAAATACTTGATAACGGAGGAGAACGTGTAATACGCAAAGATGAGAATTTCAACCCACCACCAAATGAAATGTTTGAGGTTGTTGAGGCAGTTCGTGACGTTTGGTATGAAGGTGTATTAGTTGGAGGATCAAACATTCTTGTTCAATGGGAGATGATGCATAACATGGTTCGTCCTAAATCTGCTTCTCAGAAAGCCCTTCCAAATTATATTGCTTACGCTCCACGTTTTTATAAGGGAAATATTGAGTCATTGGTTCGTCGAATGATCCCATTTGCTGATCAAATCCAATTAACACACTTGAAGCTACAACAAGTAATGGCTCGTATCGTACCTGATGGTGTATTTATTGATGCTGACGGTATTAATGAAGTTGATCTTGGTACAGGTGCGGCATACAATCCAGAAGATGCGCTTAATCTATACTTCCAAACAGGTAGTGTGATTGGTCGTTCATATACTCAGGATGGTGAGTTTAACAATGCTCGTATTCCTATTCAAGAGCTTAATACAAATAGTGGTCAAGCTAAAATGTCCGCCTTGATTGGAAATTACAACCATTATTTAAATATGATTCGGGATGTAACAGGTATAAACGAAGTTAGAGATGCTTCTACACCTCATCCAGACGCTTTAGTTGGAGTTCAGAAACTAGCTGCATTGAATTCAAACACAGCTACGCGCCACATTTTAGATGCAGGTATTATTACAACTAGAAGGGTTGCTGAATGTATATCAATTAGAGTTGCAGATATACTAGAGTATGCTGATTTTGCTGATGAGTTTGCTATGCAAATCGGTAAATATAATCTTGCAATTCTTGAGGATGTTAAGAATCTTTATCTACATGACTTTGGTATTTTTATTGAAGTTGCTCCGGATGAAGAAGAGAAAGCTCAACTAGAGGCAAATATCCAAGTTGCTTTGCAACAACAGACAATTGATCTAGAGGATGCTATTGACATTCGAATGATTAATAATACCAAGCTTGCAAATGAGATGCTCAAGATGAAGCGTCGTAAGCGAATGGAGCAGAAGCAGAAAGAAAAAGAGATGGAGTTTCAAATGCAAATGCAGACAAACATTCAATCTTCTCAAGCGGCTGCTGAGGCAAAGGCACAAGTCATTCAATTGGAAGGCCAAACTAAAGCTCAGATCAAACAGATGGAAGTTCAAGGTGACATTCAGAAAATGCAAGCTGAAGCAGAACTCAAGAAAGAGTTGATGGCTATTGAATTCCAATACAACATGCAATTGAATGGAATGCAAATGCAGACATTAAAAGAGCGTGAGGCTGAGAAAGAAAAGGCAAAAGATAAGCGAGTCGACCTACAGGCAACTCGTCAGTCTGAGCTAATCAATCAACGTCAAAATAACTTACCACCTCAAAATTTTGAGAGTACTGAGGATTCCCTAGATGGCTTTGATTTAGAAGCGTTCGGGCCTAAATAAAATAATTACTAACTTTGTTGAAAATTAAATTAAATGGAAGGTGAATTTAAAGTAAAAGTTGTAGATTTTGAAGAAAAGTCTATGGCTGAAAAAGAAGCTGAGCTTTTAGAGGGTTTGGAGACTCATAGTGATCCGGATGGTGTTGTTAAAATTGATTTATCACAAGAACCACCAGTAGGAGACTCACAACCTGCTAACGACTCGGAACCAATACAACCACAAGAGGTTGAATTAGATGATAATAAAGTTCTTTCATATCTTGGTAAAAGATGGAACAAAGAGATCACATCTTTGGATGAATTAGTTGAGCAGCGATCACAGGCTGAAGAACTACCTGAAGATGTATCTGCGTTCTTAAAATACAAAAGAGAAACAGGGCGTGGTATTGAAGACTTCATGAAATTGAATGTCGACTACAGCGCAATGGATGAAGATTCTCTACTTTATCAGTATTATAAAGAACAAAACCCAGAGCTAGATGCAGATGAGGTTAAGTTCGAGCTTGAAACTAAGTTCTCATATGATGAGGATTTTGATGATGAAAAGCATATTAAGAAAGTAAAGTTAGAGCGTAAAAAAGAGCTGAATAAGGCTCGTGAGTTTTTTAATTCTCAAAAAGAACAGTACAAGGTGCCGCTTGAGTCAAGGGATGCCTTTGTTCCGCAAGAGGAGCGAGAAGCTTATGAATCTTATAAGCAATATAAACAAGCCGCAACTAGCGAGCAAGAGGAACAGTTGAAGCGGTCTAAGTATTTTGCTGACAAGACAACTGAATTGTTTTCAGATAAGTTTGAAGGTTTCAAATTTGCAATTGACGAAAATAAAGCAGTTACTTACAAACCAGCAGAAGCGAAGGCACTTCTTGAAGAGCAATCTTCACTAAAGAACTTTGTAAATAAGTTCCTAAATGAAGATGGTTATCTAAAAGATGCTGAGTCTTTCCATCGAGCAATAGCGATTGCTTCGAATCCTGATAAGTTTGCAAAGTTCTTCTATGAGAAGGGAATGAGTGAAGCAGTTGATACAGTCTCTAAGGAGTCTAAAAATATCAATATGACACGTCAAGCCACTCAAGTAGCGAATAAAACTGAAGGGACATTCCAAGTAAGAGCTATGGACCCTAGTTTCGGTAATAGATTAGTTATTAAACAAAAACCTAAAAACTAGAAAAAATGGCTGGTACATTAGCAGCGTCACCAACTTTCGCGTTGACGCCAAGTTCTGTCAAGGCAGCTTTGCCTGACAACTACATTAAAGATTTCAACTTCTTGAGTCAGTATCTTCCTGATACTTACGAGCAAGAATTTGAGCGTTATGGTAACCGTTCTATCGCATCTTTCTTGCGTATGGTCGGTGCTGAACTTCCTACTAACTCTGACCTCATCAAATGGGCAGAGCAAGGTCGTCTTCACACTAAATACACTGGATTGACATTTAATACATTTGCATCAGGTGTACAAACATTTACATTAGCTTCTGGATCTTGTGTATTCCGTGTAGGTCAAACTGTATTTCTTTCTTCTGAAAGCATTTCTGCTGAATCTGCAAAAGCACTTATCACTGCTGTAACTTCTACTACGTTTACAGTTGCTTACTATTCTACAGCTAATCCATTTACTACAGGAACGACTGTAACTGCATTTGTTTACGGTTCTGAATTCCGTAAAGGTGATGTAGGTATGAGTGGTTCTTTAGAAGCACAAGACTTGTTCTTCGACAACAAACCAATTATCATCAAAGACAAATACTCTGTATCTGGTTCTGACATGGCTCAAATTGGTTGGGTTGAAGTAACAACTGAAAATGGTGCTACTGGTTACCTTTGGTATTTGAAGTCTGAGCACGAAACTCGTTTGCGTTTTGAGGATTACCTCGAAATGGCAATGGTTGAAGGCGTTCCTGCTGCCGCTAGTTCTGCTGCATTAAGTACTTTATCTCCGTCTACTGGTTATATACCTGGTCAAATTCCTACACCTACAGGTACAACAGCTGCTGGTACTCAAGGTATGTTTGATGCTATCGAAAGCCGTGGTAACGTTTGGTCTGGTGGTAACCCATCTTCTTTGGGTGACTTCGATACAATCGTTCAACGTCTTGACAAGCAAGGTGCTATCGCTGAGAACGTATTGTTCTTGAACCGTCAGTTCTCTTTTGACATCGACGATATGTTGGCTGCTCAAAACTCTTACGGTGCAGGTGGTACTTCTTACGGTTTGTTTGACAATAACGAAGACATGGCATTGAATCTTGGATTCACTGGCTTCCGTCGTGGTTATGAGTTCTACAAAACTGACTGGAAATACCTTAACGACGCTACCCTTCGTGGTGGTATCGTTGGTGGTGCTGTTAACGGTGTATTGGTTCCTGCAGGAACAATGAATGTTTACGACCAAGTACTTGGTAAAAACGCTAAACGTCCATTCTTACACGTTCGTTACCGCGCTTCTGAAGCTGAAAATCGTCGTTACAAAACTTGGATGACTGGTTCTGCCGGTGGTGCACAGACAAGTGACCTCGATGCTATGGAAGTACACTTCTTGTCTGAGCGTGCGCTTTGTACATTAGGTGCTAACAACTTCTTCATCTTCAAAGGATAAGAATAGCGATAATATGAGAGGGACATTACTGTCCCTCTCTATTTTTTAATAATTTAAATTATATCAAATGAAAAGAGTAAAATTAGAACCAAAAGAACGTACTTATTTGCTTAACCTAGAGAATGCTCCGTTGAGCTACTTTATTGCACATAAAGACACACCTCGTAAACGTCTTCTTTATTACGATGAAGAAAACAATACAAATCATCCACTTCGCTATGCGCGAAATTCAAATACACCATTTCAAGAAGAGCAAGACGCTAATGTGATTGTTGAGCCAATTGTGTTTGAAGATGGTGTTTTGAAAGTTCCAAAAACAAACCCAGTATTACAAGAATTCTTACATTATCATCCTGGTAATGGTTCTGAATTCTATGAATTTGATCCAGAAAAAGATGCACAAGAAGATGTTGAATATCTATTCAATGAAATTGATGCTCTTATTCTTGCTCGTGATTTAGCTGATAAAGACTTTACAACTCTCGAAGCTGTTGCTAGATTGGTATTGCGTGGAGATGTAGATAAAATGAGTTCTGCTGAAATCAAAAGAGATATTATGATCTTTGCTAAAAGATACCCTCAAGATTTCATGGAGGCAGCAACTGACTCTTCATTAAAGATTAACAACTTTGCAGCTAGAGCGTTCTCTTCTGGATACTTTACATTCAGAAATAACAAAGACATTCACTTCAACTTGAAGGATAATAAGAAGCGTTTAATGACAGTTCCGTTTGGCCATGATCATATTCACGTTTTAGCTTCTTACTTACAATCTGATGAAGGCCTTGACCTATATAAATTCCTTGAAGAAAAGTTTTCAGGAAATGATTAACTTTGATTATTGTTTAACCCATTAATTTTTTATAAAAATGGAAAAGTTTTTATCTATCCCAGTTACAGGCGCTGGAAATCAATTAGTATGTGCTAATAATGTTATTTTAGTAGAGGCTGGTGCAGACGCTGCTACCGCTACTACTACATTAATTAATTATGCAGGTGGTAAAGTTGTTACAATTACTCATGCTGCTCAAGTGGCATTTAGTATGCGTAACGCAATCCAGGCTGCAGTTGCTGCTGCTTTACAAACATCTTGGACTAATGTTGTCTATGATGTGACAGTACCGCAAGCTGTTAGTGATATTGATATTGCTTAATCTATAGCTAACTACTACTACTAAAAGGGCACTCATATAGAGTGCCTTTTTTTATTTATCTTTGTACAAAAGCAGTCAGATGATCAATGACGTTCGAAATACCGTACTTTCTATAATCAGCAAGGAGAACCGTGGCTTTATTACGCCATTTGAGTTTAATCTATTTGCTAAACAAGCTCAATTAGAAGTATTTGAGCAATATGTATACAATTATAGCAAGTCAATTAATGAGCAGAATGCTAGAACTCATGGAGAAGGGTATACCGATATTCCAAGAAATATGGCTGAGGTTATTGATAAATTTTCTACCTACGCTTCTTTGGTTTATAATCCATTAAATAATCATTTTGAAGTTCCGGATGATTATTTCTTCTTAACTCGTATTGATTACAACAACAATACAGAGATAGAGAAGGTTAAGACAAATAAATTACCTTACTTATTAAGTTCTAATCTAACAGCACCAACGGTTAAATATCCGGTGTATTTATTAGATCAGAATGGAATTATTGTATACCCTACATCTATTACATCTAACGTTACTACTCAGTATTTAAGATATCCAAAAGATCCACAATGGACTTATAACGTATCACCTAATGGTGACCCATTATTTAATCCAAACTCTTCTACATATCAAGACTTTGAGTTGCCTTTAAATGATTTTGCTAACCTAGTTATAAAAATTCTTGAATATTCTGGTATTTCAATTAGAGAACAAGATGTTGTATCTGCGGCTAAATCAGAAGAAGTTCAAGACATCCAAACTAAACAATAATGGCATATATTACTAATTATCAGTATTATACCAATAATGGTAACACACCTGAAGATGCAAATTGGGGATCATATCAGTATGTAAGCTTGGCTGACATTGTCAATAACTTTATATTGATGTATGTTGGTAATGATAAACTAGTTAATAATGTTGATCGATATACTGTATTGTTCCACGCAAAGCGCGCTATTCAAGAGTTAAATTACGACGCGCTTAGAAATATTAAGGTTTTAGAATTTGAGTTAGGGGATCAGCTAAAAATGGTATTACCACCTGACTATGTAAATTACGTCAGAATATCTATGTTAAAAGGTGGGATACTTTACCCACTTACTGAAGCTAGGCAAACAATAACAGCTACTGCATACCTTCAAGATAATAATGGGGAGATTGTATTTGACTCAAATGGTGAGGTAGTGATTGGAGAGTCTAGACTTGATATATTACGTCAAGAAGATAGACTCTATACAGGTCCTGGACCATACAATGGATACTATGGCTGGTATTACGAAGGCAACTGGTATTTTGGTTATCGTATTGGACAGCGTTATGGGGTGAATACGTCTGATGCAAATGTCAATCCAAAATTCTCAGTTAATAAAGCCGCTGGTGTAATTGACTTTACATCTGGTGTTAGAAACGCATGGATTGTACTTGAGTATATTTCGGATGGTATGGAAAATGGTGATGATTCTCTTATCACAATCAACAAACTTGCTGAGGAATATATTTACGCATATTTGAAATGGGCTCTTCTTAATAATAAAATTGGAGTTCAAGAGTATATTGTCAATAGGGTTAAAAAAGAAAAAACCTCCATGTTGAGAAATACAAAAATTAGATTAAGCAACATGCATCCTGGCCGCTTGCTTATGGCTATGCGAGGTAAGGACAAATGGATTAAATAGATATGGCTGAAATACTGAGAACTTTCATAGCAGGCCGAATGAATAAGGACCTTGATGAAAGGTTACTTCCAGAGGGCGAATACCGTGATGCTGTAAACGTAACTATTGATACGTCAGAAGGATCAAACATTGGAGCAATTCAAAATGCTTATGGCAATGTTAAAATTGCTGATATAGGTGACATATTGAGTTCTTATCAAGTAAGTGAACCTACAAACGCCGTTGTGATAGGGGCTGTAAATTTTGAACCACAGAACTTATTATATTGGTTTGTAAAGGCTGATGACTTTGAGGGTATTTTTGAGTATAATCAAATTACCAATACATCTGTTTTAGTGTTAGGTTGTCAAATACCTAATACAAATAATGTTTATTTAAACTTTGATAAAAACCATCTTATAACCGGTGTTAATTATGTTACCGATGGACAGGGTGGTGGTCTTTTAATTTGGAATGACAACCTAAATCCACCAAGAAAAATCAATATTAGCCGATGCAAAACATATGCTATAAACGATCCTAGAATTAATGATGACATCAATCTAATTGTAGCTCCACCTCTTAATTCTCCTTTTATATCATTAAGTAATCAAACAACACCTAGTTCAAATCCAAATAACATAGAGGATAAATTTGTTTACTTTAGTTATAGATATAAATACTCAGATAACGAGTATTCTGCAATGTCACCTCTTTCTGCTGTTGCTTTTAATCCTAAGGCTTTGAATATTGATTCAGAAACAGGTGATAATAAAGGAATGCTCAATGCCTTTAATCAGGTAAATATAACTTTTGAAACTGGCAATCAATTTGTAACAGAAATCCAATTATTGGTTTGGGAATCTAGAACCTTGAATGTTAAAATAGTTGAGACATTAAATAAGCAAGAGCTTAATATTCCAGATAATTCGACGTATAGTTTTTTCTTTATGAATAATAAGACCTATGCAGCTCTTCCGTCTGATCAGGTCACTAGATTATTTGATAATGTGCCATTAAAAGCATTATCTCAAGAAATTATAGGAAGTCGATTGATTATGGGTAATTATACTCAATTTAGGGATTTATTAACCGATATTGATTACACTGTTAAATATGTAGAAGAACCTGTCACATCAGCTCCTAAACAAACCTGGAGAAGTGATAGAGATTATGAAATAGGTATTGCATATTTAGATGATTATGGTAGAATGACTACTGTCCTTACTACTACAAATGATAACTCTAATAATAACCTATCTAATTCTATTTATATTCCTGCCTCAAATTCTAGCACAGCAAATTCATTAATTGTAAGTATTAAGAATAAAGCTCCTGAATGGGCAACCGGATATAGGTTTTTTGTAAAGCAATCAAAAACTGAGTACTATAATATTTTCCCTGTCACCTATTTAGCATCTGGATCATATCGTTATTTCTTAATTAATGAGGCGGATAGAGATAAGATTAAGGTAAATGGATATATTATATTTAAATCGTCTGGATCAGGTCCTACAAATTCAAACAAACAATTTAAAGTTCTTGAACTTGAGCAAAAGGCAGCCAATGCTATAAATAGTGGATCATTAGAAGGTCTTTATTTTAAAATCAAAGCAGATGCATCTGACACATTTATTAGCTCTACAAGTCAAATTGTGTATAATTTTAATGGATCGGGTAGAGGGCCTAAAATCCCTGGATTTGGGTCTAATACTGTTGATCCTGTAACAAATAGAATTACTAATGCAAGTATTTCTAGCACATTGGCTTATTATCATTTTAGTGGTGATAACACTATACCAAATACAGGGCCAAGTGTAAATTTGGTAAATATAAATTGTCAAACAGATGCAAGACTTACTGTATTAATAACGGCTGGAAATAAATATAAAACCACATTAACTATTGATCAGTCTTCTTTTAGTGCTGAGTCAAACATTACTACAGGTCCAATTACTATTAACATTGCAACTGGTCAAACAGCTGATTTATATTTTCAACCCGGTTCTTATAATGCTGGTGATAGATTTATTTTCAATATAAGAGGTAAAGGTAATAAGTCTGGTACACCTTCTGCCAGGAATAATAATAACTATGGCCTACCTTTAAATATTAATTCATTTGGTATAAATCAATATGGTGGAGTAGCGTTACTTCAAGAACCATCTGGTAGTGTAATATATCCTGGGGCACAAATATCAATTGCAATAGAATATGATTGCGCACCAGGGGATGGTTATCGATCTGTGACTAATACATTTGTATCTCCTAATTATTACACTAATTTAGAGGAGTGGTTTTACGAATCAGGTGCTTATTCTACATTCGTTCAATATAAAGACCAAAATTCAACTAACAATATTGGATCAAGAGGCGTTACATTTAGAAATGGTTTGTTATACACAAATACAGGATCTCCTGTATCAAACTCAATAATTCAGACACCAAATGCTGTATCTGGTTCAAAATTATATATGTGCATACAGGGCTTTGGAAACGGCTCATTAACTGGCACTCAAAAGAATGAAATAAAGGCATCTTTAAAAGTTATTCAAACACCGTTAAGTAATAAATTATCGGCTGAAACAGTTCCTGTAAATGACGATGTAGATATCTACTATGAAATGAGTAGAACCTATCCAATTGTTAATGGAGCTCATATGGCCCTTTGGAATTACGACAAATGCGTGGCAAATGGAAGTAACGTGTTTTTAGTTCAAAATTCTAATTCACATCCACATTACTTTGAGGATGGTCAATCCGTATATGTAACCGCTGCAAATATACCTGCTGGTTATTACACGGTTGAAAGTGTGCCAGATAGGTATTCTATAGAAATTAACTATACTGCTGCAACAGCAAATATACCTGGTGGTGTGTCAGATAACAATATCGATCAAAACCAAGTATTGCCACTTAATCCAGCAGTAATAAAACTAAATAATACTAATAATAAGAATTCAGATTACAATGCATATTGCTATGGTAATGGTGTGGAATCGAACCGAATATTAGACGGATTTAATGAACCATGGCTTAAGTATAGCCTTAGAGCTAGTGGTGTTATTGAAAACTATGAACAGCAAGTAAAAGATACATCACTAACATACAGTGGATTATATCGTTGGGACACATCAATTAATAGGCTTAACGAGTTTAATTTATCTCAAGCTAACTTTAAAAATTTAGATAAAGGTTTTGGATCGGTTCAGAAATTATATGCCAGAACGACTGACTTGGTAGTATTACATCAAGATAAGATTACATCTGTTCTTTATGGTAAAAACTTATTGGTTGACGCTGTTGGTGGCGGATCGGTAGCTTCGGTTCCAGAAGTACTTGGAACTCAGATTGCTTTACCTTATGAGTTTGGTATATCCTCAAACCCTGAAAGTTTTGCAGTATGGAGCGATAGAATGTATTTTACTGACGCTAGAAGAGGTGTCGTTTTACAAGTACAAGGAGACGAGGTATTGCAAATATCTAGAATGGGTCTATCTGATTATTTTAGAGATATAATGCTAGATTCTTCTGGTTATGCAAAGCTAGGCGCTTATGATCCATATAATCACACATATGTTATTGCATCTACCAATAGAAAAAACACACCTTGCGACATAACTATTAATCCAACAACAGATAGTTTTCAATATAACACAGCTGGTGGTCTTGAGTATTTATTTGCTTTGTCTGGAACTACAAGTTGGACTGTATCATTAATTAACAATGGATTTGGAACTAACTGGGTAGAAATTCCTCCTTATTGTCAAAATGGTGTTGGATCTCAAGACATCTATGCAAGAATTCAAAACAATACCACTCTTACACAAAGAAGTGTTATTGTGAGGGTTTCATATTGCAGTACATATATAGATTACACACTTATTCAAGGACGTGGACCAAGAACAGATTTTAATATTATAACGTTAGGTAAAGATGAGTTCAAAAACTAAACAATCATTTAGCTATACAGGTAGCTCAACATATACAATTGATAATGTGGTATTAAGTGGTAGCGCTATTGCTCTATTTGATACATCTACTGGAGTTGGTGGCGTTGGGTATGTTCCATATGATGGTGCTACCGTTACTGTAGTTGCTGGAGATGTTTTATCAGATTATCGTCAACTTGCGCCAACGTTAAATAATAAGTTGTATTACTTAGTTTCAGATACTGCATATACAGCGGCCGATAAAACAACTATACTTAGTTTAGCTACTGAAATTCCGGTAGTATACTCAGCAGGAGTATTCACAGGTACATTTACATTTTTAAATCCAAACAACTACGAGTATGTGTATTTGTTATGGGATTATGAGGATAAGATGGATCTTGTGGCTTCTTATAAAGGTATAACAGAAAGTAGGTCTATTGTTATGGATTATGGTTCTAGGATTGGGCGTGCTGGTATTAATTTTAATACCATTGACCCTGATCAACCAACCAGATACCAGGTAGAGTGGAATGGAAATATTGTTATAGATACTAAATATGTAGGAGTTAACTCATTAGTTAATTATAACGCATTAATATCTGCAGGCATTCCTGAAGACGAAATAGGTCTTGTATTTCCATATGATGGGACTATTGACAATGGAGTTGGCTCTGTTGAATTTTATAAAAATCTAGAAATTGGAGAGGCTAAATTGATTGTTTCTTCTCCTTTTAGTGGGTCTACATGGATTGTAAATAAAATAAGTCCATATTTAACTAGAATGTATATTGATCAAGCGGAGGGTATTGAATCTGATGTGTGTGCTCAATGTCCTACTTTTGAAATATGGCATAATGGCGTTGATAAATTACCTGATGTCGGAGATCAATTATTTTTAACAGACAGCGGTCAAGATCTCTATGTTGGTGATGAATATCTTCATTTAATAGACACAACAGATGCTTGTACTTCTGCTGTATATTATATATCAACTACTTTAACTGGAGAAGTTTTATCAAAAGAAAGTTGCACTTGTTCTGAATTTGCTGTTCCTTTTATTATTGCAGATCCTATAACTTCTACTACAAATACATCTGAAAGCATAACTATAGAAGTTATTAATAATCCAACTTCATGGGATTTACTTGCAAGTACGTTACCTGATCAAGCGGTTTTTTCAAATGGTGTAGTATATTTTGATAGTTGCCCTGCTGGTGTTTACTCAATAACAGTTAGGGCTAACAATTGCCTTGGATCTAGCTCATCAGCTGTTATATCTATAACTGTGTCAGATCCAGGGAATATGAAGCCTTTCTTAATTGACATTGAGCAATTTAAAGAGTCAGGATCAGACGCTTGCTTGGTTATTCCAACATTTACATTGATGTATTTTGATGGAGATGGGTATATACCTAATTTAACCGACACTGTGTTTTATGATTCGGAGGGTAAAAGGCCGTTTATGGGCGGTAAAAAATGGTATCAAATCAATGACTCTGATTACACTATACAAATAGATCAGGAGGGTACAATTATTGGAAAATCAACATGCCCTGGTACCACTACAACTACTACAACTACAAGCACAACTACACTTCCTTCAGGAACTTATTTCACAGCCATATCTTGCGCAGATAATACCACAACTGTTGTTTTAAGAAATTCATTAGGCACAGCTATAACAACGGGCCTTGTAGTTAAGACGACAGATGGTAATTGCTGGAGAATAACTGGATCAACAACAGCATCATTCCCATATTACAATGTAGTGACTCCTATTGTTACATATGCCGACTGTACCGCATGTACTGGAACTACTACTACCACAACCACTAGTACTACCACAACTGCCACTCCTGTTACTGCATTTGAAATAGATATAACTGGCTTTACATCTGATTCACTAGCTTGTAGATCTACACCAACATATGTAAATTACTACAATACAGGCGGATCATTAGCAGTAAACGAATTTGTTTACATTGACTCGGGGGCAACGACATTATTTGATGGTGGTTTCTTATGGTATTTAGTTAGAATATCAGGCATTCCTTACGCTTGTTTAATTGCAAACACAGGCCAAGTGTTAAAACTTTTAGCTTGTTCTGGCGTTACCACTACCACCACTACTACAACAATACCTGTTTTTTATTATAATGGTACTAAATGTGTTGGAGGTGCATCTGTATTGATGAGGTATCAAGGTTTTAGTGCATTAAGTTTACCTAATTATGTAAAAGACAGTAATGGGGATTGCATCACAATTACATCAACAGCATCTCCTGGAACTCAAAATGGAGATATATATTATACTTACAATAGTTGTTCTGAATGTGCTGCAACAACGACTACGACAACTACGACAACAACGACAACTACGACAACAACAACGACTACGACAACAACGACTACGGCAGCTCCTTTAACAATGTTAACGCTGTCTTACTCTTCTTCACAATCAACAGTCTGTACTGTTTTTGATATTAATAATTATTATGTAAATGGGGCTATTGGTATTCCAGGAAATTATATCTTTACGGACCCATTGGGCGCAGACCCAGCACCTGCTGGTTGGTACTTAAATTTAATTATTAATGTCGCATACGAATGGAATGGGTCTAATTGGACCGGTGCGACTAAATCTTGCTAATGAAGACATTAAGAATGTTGTCGGCGCAACCAGCGCTTGACTACTATGCTTGGCAAATTGAGGTGTGTATACACAACTTTGCGTCACTAGGTTATGAGAATATAGATATTGTTGCAGGATATCAGGATGAGATACCTGAGTCTTGGAATAAGCTATACCAAACATATTCCGATATAGCTCGTTTCTTTTTCTATAAAGATACGATGGGTGAGTGTAATTATCCACCTGCTATTCAGGCTCATCTGCTTCATAAACATTTTAAAAAACATCCTGATCTAATAAATGATGCGTTCTTTTTTCATGACGCTGACTTCGTTTTTACTAAATATATGGATTTTACTCCATATCTTAATGATGATATATGGTACTTCTCAGACACTATTTCATACATAGGTTATGATTATATCATGAGTAAAGGAGAAGAGGTCTTAAAAGCTATGTGTAATCAAGTCGGGATATCACGCAAATTAGTTGAGTTTTACAAAAACAAAAGTGGCGGCGCTCAAAAGCTGATGAAGAACTTAACAGCTAACTATTGGAAAAAAGTTGAACAGGATAGCAAAGCTTTATATAACCTTTTGACTGATATGCAACATATTAAGAAGGAAGGAGATCCAAATGGAATACAAGCATGGACAGCAAGTATGTGGGCCGAACTATGGAACGCTTGGTTTTTTGGCCATCATGTTGAGGTTCCAAAGGATTTTGATTTTGCCTGGGCTACTTGCCCGGTTAATCGATGGGATGAATTGTATTTTTTCCATAACGCTGGAGTCTTAAATTCAGGACAGGGAATGTTTCATAAGGCATCGTATATGGACAATCTTCCATTCAAAACAGACTTACAGTTAGACCCAAACAGATGCTCTTATAAGTACTACGAGATGATTAAAAGCATGAAAAGCTGCTTGGTCTAAAATTAGTAACTTTGTTATATGATTATAGATACACTTACTTTTTCCAATAAGTCTCAAGGATGGGCATCTAGGTGGAGTTACAGACCTGATTGGATGATTGGTCTTAATAGTAGCTTCTATTCTTTTAAGAATGGAAATCTATATCAGCACGATATTAATCAAACCCATACAGAGTTTTATGGTAATATAGATGGTTTTTCCGTTTCAACAATATTTAATGAATCACCTGTTGAAATAAAGATGTTTAAAACATTAGCTATTGATGGGTCAACAGGTTTAAATGTAACTGGATATACTGATTTAGATCAGGTTGAAATGTCTATAGATCAATTCAAAAAGAAAGAAGGTAAATTTTATGCTTACCTTAGAAGGCCACAAAATGAGTTGGATTTAGAATTGATTTCTTCTCAAGGAATTGGATCTGTTGTATCTACTAACGTTAACACCATAGAAGTGAGTAATTCATTTTCTAATGTAGATATCGGTGATAAAGTATACAAAGCAACATTTACTCCAGCTTCAAACCCTGAAGATATTGCAGATATTGGAAACATTAGTAATGTTCTTGAAGTCGGAACAATTTCAGCTATTGGATCTAACTCTATAACAACATCATCTTCATTTATAAATACGCCAAATCCAGGTGATTATTTATTTATTGTAAAAGAATCATCAATAGAGTCTTACGGCGCTAGAGGATATTACCTTAACTTGACATTATCTTTATCCGGGTCTGAGGCTGCAAACAATCATGAGGTATTTGCAATCAAGAGTTCCGTATTCAAAAGTTTTCCTTAAATTTGTTACATGGAAGTTAGGTATCTTGATGACCGTGATTACGATGTTTTGGCGTCATGGTGGAAAGATTGGAGATGGACACCTCCACCTAAAGATATGTTACCTCAAAACGGTAGAGGTGGGTTGATGATTACAAAAGACGGTGAAGATATTTGCGCCGGATTCATATATTTCACCAACTCAGCTACAGCATGGGTTGAGTTTATAATATCTAACTTTCAATATAAAAACAAAGAGGAAAGAAAGGAAGCTATTTTACTTTTGATTCAAGCCCTTTCAGAAGTTGCGAAAGACAACAACTGTAAGTATATTTATACTTCGTTAAAGAACGAACAACTGATTAACCACTACGCAGCTTGTGGATTTGAAAAAGGATCAACCGGCTGCACTGAAATGATAAAGATATGGCAGCAGTAACATCAACATTAGTAGCACTTGGGGGCGTTGGCCTTGGTGCTGCACAAGCCATTAAGGCTAATAAAGATATGAAAAAAGCATCAGCTGCAGCTGATCTTGCTAAAAATCAACTTAAACAAATCAAAGAGACAAATCCATTTAAAGCTGTTCAAACACCCATGCTTGGTTTTGAGTTAGCTCAACAGCAACAATCTCAGAGAGAATCTCAAATGGTAAATGCTCTTGAAGGTGCTGGAGCTGAAGGTATTATCGGTGGCATTGGGCAGGTTGCTCAAGCAGGTAACGAGCAAGACTTGCAATTGGCAGCTCAAGCTAATCAAGCACAATATAGTAGAGACATGGCACAAGCCGAAGCTCAGATGGGTATTGAGGCTCGAAAGGCCGAGCGCGATTTCACGGTTGGATTAGGTGAAGTTCAAGAACAAAACTTAAGGAGAGCTGAAGCTGCATCAAAAAGAGACGCTGCGATTGCAGGTGCTTTTGGATCACTTGGTACAGCTGCTTTAGGCATTGATGAAATGATTGGTCTTTACCGTAAAGGTAAAACAACTCCTAATACCAAGACGGGAGCTGGAGGTGGTGTAAATTGGGATTATTTATTTGGTGATAAACCAAATTATTTAAATTTACAACAGCCTAATAATATTATTACAGGATCTAGTATAAACAATACTAACGCTGTATTAGGTAATCAAGGAAACCAAGTGCAACTACCATAATGGCAACAAATCAAAACATATTCGGGTATATGCCTGTCGATTCTATCGACTGGGCAAAGCAAATGAATAGCTTATCAGGCACTATATCTGGTATTGGAGAGCGTCGTGAAAAAGAGAAAGAGTATTTAGATCAGTTAAAGACTAATAACATAAAAACCATTCAAACGTCTGATGCTTTCTCTAGTCAGAACTTTGGACAGATGATGCTCGCTTCTTCTCAGGAAGGTGTTAGTATTATTAAGCAATGGAACGATGCTCTTAAAAGAGGTGAACTTGATCCAAAGCAATATAAGCAAAACATGAATAATCTCATGGAAAGCTGGGGTACTTTAGGTAATAGTATTAAAAGCTTTGACGCTAAAAATGCAGATCTTCAGAAAAAACTTCAAGATGGAACTGCATCAAAGGCATCCGTTGAGGCTGCTCAATATTTTGCTAGAATGGGAGATATTAAAAACATGAAAGTTTTTATTGACCCATCTAATGGTAATGTTAGCACAGGAAGACTAGATCCAAGTACAGGACAAGTTATACCTGACACTATTGACAGTGCAAAAACTACTGCAGATCCTAGCAATGCTGTCTTTGATAAAGTTAAATTAGATGAGGCTGTTAGTGATATTACAAAATTATGGAAGCCATATGTAATGGAGCAAGGTGTTAAAACTTTAACTGATTTAACAAAAAGACCTGGGTTTTCAAATAAATTAGCTGACGTTGTTGGGTCATTGACTAGTAACGATAGAATGGTTCTTAGTATTCTAGGTGATAACACATCTGATGATTATCAGACATATTATACGGAGCAAGATAGACAGTCTTTATTAATGGAAGCTATTCAAAAAGAGAATAAAGCTAGACAATATCAAGACCTTCCTGAACTTTCAGGAGAAGACCTTGACGCATTTGTTCAAGAATCTGAGAAGCTACTTATTCCAATGAAGAAGGATTCATCTGGTGTTTATCAACCTATGATATCTGATGAACAAAGAGAACGAGCTGAAAAAGCTATTATGGATACAATTTCTCTACAGCTTGAGTTTAAATCACTAGAGGATGAGCCTAAAGCTTCTGGCGGCGGTGGGGGATCTTCTACTGTAAAAAATGAAGACAAACCAGAGTACTATAAAACAGCAGCTGACGTTAGAGAAGCTTGGGTTGATGGAGATGTTAATGCTTTGAGTAGCCTATCTGGAGGTAAATACTTATTTGAAAAGAAAGGTGAAAATACATATCTTGTTATAAATGCATCAAATCCAAAAGATGTAAGGGGACCATTCTACAAACTTGATGATGTAGGCGGTTTCTTTGGTGTTAGCAATAGAGATACATGGACTAAGAAAATGGGCAAAGCTAGATCAGCTGCAAATAATCAACAAACACAACAACCAAAAATGACACAAGATCAGTGGAATGCTAAATGGGCAACTCTCAAAAAAGGTCAGACTATGGTAGGATTAGATGGTAAAACTTATACAAAGAAATAATAAATGGAAAACGAATGGACACCACCAAGTGATGCAGTAGAGGCAACTTCATCTTTTGTTCCTCCATCTGACGCAGTAAAAAAAAAAGATCTTACGGCATCTGGATCGGTAAAACCTTCATTGGCAAGATCATCGACCACAACAACTATAAAGCCTACGGTATCTTCAGTTTCAAAAGGAAAAGCTGACGGTATATATTCTTTTCCTGGTGAAGATAATGCCATTTACAAAAAAGAGAATGGGCAGTGGTTTAAGTCGTTTAAGGGTGAGTATAAGTACTATCCAATTACAAAAGGTGACGTCCAAAACCGAATTCAATCACTCGAGAAAAACGCTCAATCTTTAGAAAATTATAGCTTTGAAAAACCAGAGCCAGAAATGCCCGAAGTTCCTAAAGAACTACAAGGAGATAGAAATACTATAGAATATTGGGATAAATTACTAGCAGCTGGAAAAATAAATAAGAAGACTTATGACTATCACGCTGATAGAATTTCATCATCTGACTTAGAAAAGTCAGTTGTTAAATCTGCCGCTGTAAAACCTAAACCACTAACAGAGACGCAGAAAAAAGAGCAAGAGGCTTTTGATAAATCATTCGGTGTTGTTTCAGAGGCTGAGTATCAAAAAAGAAAGGCAGAATCTGACGTAATTGATGCTAAGGTAAGTCAAATTACTTCTGATCTAATAGATTATAGTGAAGGAGATGTAGTTCCAAAAGTACAAGAACTTATTAAAGATTACCCATATTTGCAAGTATCTGAATCTGGTGCTGGGTATGATGAGCTTGAGATTAAAAACGTTATTACTGGAGAAAGTAAAAAAATAAATTTAGATAACTGGACTTCAGATAGAGATAAAGAAGAGGCTAAAAGACTGCAAGGTTTTTTAGATATTCAGATGACATCGAAAGACTATGTAGAGCAATTTGACAAAGTAAACAAACTTAAGGTTAAAATATCTACAGCCACACCTACTGAAAGAATAGAATTATCTCAAAAATTATTAGAGGAACAGGCTAAATTAACAGATTTAAAAAACATTAGATATAATAAAGCAAAGTCTGATAAATATAAAGCTGCTGCTATCTATGACAAGAACGCAAAGGAAAATATTAAGACTGAATTTGCTAAGCTTCAAATACAATCTATTGACTACGCTGAAAAAGCTAAAGACTATTCAGATTGGGCAAAAACTGTTAATGATGCTAAGTCAAAAGGTTTAATTACTCAAGAGCAATATGATTTAGAATATGCTCCTAAATTAGCTCAAGAAAAAAACATGCTCATTGAAGAAAAAAATAAAATCAATGAGAACTTTAGACAGACACAATTTGAAAGCACCTCTATAGATAATATTGCGGCTGATAACTTTGCTATTGAAGCAGAGAGAGGTAATATACTTACAGGTACGGCATTTTCTGCATTGCAGGGAGCTGAGAATTCTCTTAGATTTTTACTTGAGACAGGACCTTTTGAGCAAGGTGATTTCAAGGGATTACTTACAGAAGCTGCACCTGGATCCATTAGTGATGTATATACATCATCTGAAGGTAGAAATGCTTTAGAACAAATTGTATTTGGATTAGCCAACTCAGGTGGATCAGCTTTAGTTGGTGCAGCTACAGGAGCTTCATGGTTAGGTCTATACGCCTCTTCATATGTAAATATGAAAGACCAGATGAGTACACCTGAATTTGCAGATGTGCCTGAATACCAAAAGATATTAATGTCTGGTGTTTATGGTAGTACTATTGGTCTTCTAGAAGCATATGGTGTTGGTAAATGGTTTCAAAAAACACCTGCCGGGAAGGGGCTTACTAATTGGATTTTAAAAAGAACTATTGCAGAACTTGGTAAAGATGCAACAACAGAAGCAATTGAATTAGGTATAAAGAAAAATTTAAAAGCAGCTATAACAAATGGTCTTATTCAAGTAACTGCATCTGGTCTTGTTGAAGGATCAACAGAGCTTGCTCAAGAGGCTGCCGATATGGTTTATAAGGATGTATTTAATAGACTAGCTGATAAAGAATACTTTGAAAATCCAGACTCGTGGGCTGGAGTTGCTGACAGATTAAGTCAGTCCTTTTTACTTGGTTTTGCTGGTGGTGCCGGAATGAATGCAATAAGCCAGACTACTCAGATTGCAAAAAATGAACTTACTAAATCTCAGATTAATAACATTTCTCAATTGATTAATGATCCTGACTTATATGATACTTTCAAGCTTAATCTAAAAGACCAAATACTTTCTGGACAAATATCAAAAGATGAGGCTAAACGCCAAGTTGCAAAGATTAATGAACTAGAGGGTACCTTAAATAAAATACCAAGCAAGGTAGATAAATTTGAGGCGTTTAAGTTGATCACCGAGAGAGATGAATTACAAAAAGAAATTGCAGGGAAAGACCCTGCTCTTGTCGCAGCTCAAACAGAGCGCGTCAATGCTATCAATGATGAATTAAAACAATTAAGTTATGCCGTTCAAGAGCAAGCAACAAGTGAAGTACCTGTACAGCCAGGAGCCGCAGTTAGCGGAAAAGTGGAGGAAAGAAAACCCGAAACAGGACTTGAAGAAACTACCCAAGAAGGTGAAAAAGTAACTGCACAGATTAATGTAGCTCCTTTATTTGATACCAAAGTAACTAACGTTCAAGAAGCAGAAGCCATTAGACAGTCTGATATGTATAAAACATATAAAAATGACATGGTCAAAACTGCAGATACATTTGGAGTCACTGTTGATGGTATTGATGATACTATTGGCGGATATCAAGGAACCTCAGAAGTTTCTACAGTAGTTAATGTAACCGGCGATTGGAATAATATAATTGAGTTTGCTGCAGTATATGGAGCAATGACTCCAGAAGTACAAGACTCAACTATTGCCGGTAGAACTGTAAAAGCAGGAACTACCGAACATAATACTGATCGATTAGATATTGGCATTGATAATCAAGAAGCAGCATTAAAAGCTGCAAACGATTCAGGATTTAGTGATGATGGATTTACTATATCTGGAGATAAAATAATGTTTTTTAGCGATTTAAAGGAGCCAATTGCTAATTTTGATGATAAATACGTTACATTTGTAAACAAATACATAGAATATGGAGGAAAAATTACCTCAGAAAGTAGATATGCCGCTCAAACAGAATTCATCAACTCAGACAGAAGGGCAGAAATCCTTACAAAGATTGAAGGAGATGCAGTACAGCGAGCCGGACGGGAAGGCATTCGTGATGTCGTCAAAAGTGCAACGCCAAGAAACGAAGAATATAGAAACAGAAGAAGACGGTCTGAGAGCAGGAAACTTACGCCTCTTGAGGGCGCGCCAGCAGTTCCAGGCATTAACGGGCCGGACCCACAACTTGTTGCAGTCGCAGAAAAGTACGCAGCCGACAATGGCATCGAACTCAAAAGACAGTCAGAGTACGTCGAAGTAGACGAGCAAAGGGCCAAAAGAATAGCCGACGCTTACGAGCAGATGGCTGATAATCCTCAGGATCCAAAAGTAAAAGAAGCATACCAAGATCTTATAAACCAAACAATTGCTCAGTATCAAGCGTTAGTTGACGCCGGGTATAAGTTTTGGTTTATGGACTTAAATATTCCAAGCAATGAAGAGTATGCAGCAAGCCCATACAATGCTCTAAGAGATTTAAGACAGAATAAGGAGATGGGTGTATTCCCAACTACTGATGGATACGGAGAAGGTGAAATAACACAAGAACAAATTAATGCAAACCCACTACTAGCCGACACAGGTATTAAATGGCCTGTAGGTGGATTAGATGGAGAAATGAAACCAGTACTTGCAAATGACTTGTTCAGAGCAGTTCATGATGCGTTTGGTCATGGTCTCGAGGGGGCTGGGTTTAGAGCAAGAGGCGAGGAGAATGCATGGCAAGCTCACGTCAGATTGTTTACAGGACCTGCAGTCGGAGCTATTACTAGTGAGACTAGAGGCCAGAACTCTTGGTTAAATTATGGTCCTTTTGGAGAAACCAATAGAACAGCCAAAGTAGAAGACACTGTATTTGCTGATCAGAAGATTGGCCTTATGCCTGAGTGGACTTGGTCTGAAGGTCGTGCAGGTGATATGACTTATCAAGATAATCTAGTAACTAATGACAACATCAATGATATAATTGATAGTCAAGATATAGAGACTAGACAAAAAATAGCTAAAAGTGCTAAGCTTGTAATGATGGCTATTCCTGAAGCAAAAATTTATCTTCATAATAATACAGCTGAATATGATGCAGCCGTAGGTGAGCAAACTAAAGGAAAAGAAAAAGGAAGATTTATTGGAACTGATATGGCTATCCATGTTAATATGGAGGAAGCTACTTCTCACACACTATTACACGAAGCATTCCATTATGTTATTCTTAATAAAGGAATAGATGCAAAAGTACTTAATGATTGGACAAGATCACTTAAATCTATTATCAAAGATGAAAAAGCAATTAAGCGTCTTGATGATTTGACTAAAAAATACTCTGCAGAAAACCAACCGGAGGAATACATTTCAGAATTAGGCGCTATTATGGGCGCAGCGAAAGGACAATTAAGTACAAGTGCGTTACAAAAATTTAAAGCACTAATCAATAAGATCGCAAAAGCAATTGGATTACCACCAATATTTACAGCGGCATCTACAAGACAAGATGCGGTTGATTTCATTAATACTATAAGTAAGCAGTTGATTACTGGTGATCAGATCTTTGCTAATGGATTCCAAACAAGGATTGTGCCAGCCGATTTGGCCCCTAAAAAGCAAGTAAAAGTATCTGAAGATCAAAAACTTACATTTGTTAAGCAGTCAGATATTATAGATTTTAAAGCACTTGTTAATAACATTGTATCTAAAGATCAAAATGTTTGGTTTTGGGTTGCTGACCAACTTGGGCGTGGAATGTACTCAGATGCAGAAATAAATGGCGAACATTATTTAGATGCAGGTCCGTCATATGCATTAGATCCTGAAAATAGAAAGGAAGGTATTATATGGGCATCTGGTAAATCAAAAGCAGATTTACAAAAATCAATTAATGATAGTGATTATATATTTATTATAAGTGGATCACCGCAGATATCTAAATTATTTAATAAATCTGTATTTGATTTGTATGCTAAAAAGATAGGTGATTACAAATCTTTTAAAGATAAATTGTTAAAATTAGGAACAGTTAAAGCAATAAGAGATGTATTAGATGCGCATGATTCATGGGATTCTATTATGGAAGACGCGTCAGTAGATAATCCAAAAACAAAAAAAATAGGTACAGGACGTAAAAAATTATTAGTTGCTTTAAATGAATCATTAAAAAAACCTAATTCATCAACATATAAAGTACTTGAAAGTTTAAATGCCATAATTGATATTAACTCACTTAGAGATGGATTCTATTTAGAAAATAATTTCGAAATGGGAGATGTAATGCTTGTATTAAAACCAACTGGTGTTGGGGGTAAAGCAAATCATTCTACATATGAAAATAATATACTAGGTGAAGTTATTGGTGTTCCAGATATTATTGTAAACTCATTTGATATTATGCCTGAAGATGTGCGTAATAAATATAAAAATAGCATAGAAAGATCACAACAACAACAAACGGTTGCTCCATATGGTTCTGGAATTAAAAAAATTCAACAAGTACCAAACATCAAAAAACAAAAAGGATTTAGCAAGCAAGAGGCTATTAGAAAAGCCAAAGAAAAATATGTACTATCTGTAAAGGAAAGAGGTAACACACCAGAACAGGGTGTCACTTCAGCGCTTGAGGACTTGAGAAAGTCAGAGTGGTATAATGAGGCTGATGACTTAATGAGAGAAGAAGTTGAAAGAGAGCTTAAGAAATTCTTCGGTGAGAAAATGAAAGCAGCTCCTTCTATCAAAAAAGTAATGGCTATTAAGCCTACTAAGATTCAAGTTGAGGAAATGGCAGCACTCAAGTCACAAATTAGACTTGAAGCTAAAGCAGCTCGTGAAGCTAAGGGTGACCTGAATGCCAAAAGAAAAGCACTTGCAGCTGTCATCACCGGTATGGTGAGACAGGGCAAGATAACAGCCGTTCAGGCAAGAAGTATTATCAACAAGGTAAGTAGAGTGAACCTTGACAACCCTGTGATGGTTGATCGATTGATCAGCTATGCCGAGAGAGTGTTTGACAGAGCTGACTACCAAGAAACATTAAGCAAGGCAGCCAAGATCAGAAAGTCAATCAAAAAAGCCATGAAGTCAAAGGACCTACAGGCCGAGGTGGCTGGTGTAGCCAAGAGATTCTCTGGTGTTGATCCGTTTATGGTTGAGGATATTGATCAGTACATTGAGACAGCTGAGAAAATGTTGAATGCCGTCAGACCTGTCAGAGAGACAGAGGTGCCGCTTCGACAAGCTACTGATATTTACGAGATTAACGAATATGCGACAGCTCAGATTGAACGTCAAGAGGCGAATAAAAAAGCTGAATTACTTGCGCTGAATAAGTATTTAGTAGACGCAGGCATCATTACTGACGACATGACTGCCAAGGAGATCCAAGAGATGATCGATATCATTGCAGCTGAGGAATATGAGGTTGAAGATGCTGCTAATAAATTAATTTTCTTAAAAAGCCGCTTTAATTTTATGGCTGGTATAATAGAAGAGATGATTGTGAATAACAGAGATGTGTTTACAGATGAGCCTCTTTACATAACTCAGAACGAAAAACAACTAATGAGTGAGGTTCTTAAGTTTGACATCGATAAGTTGTCAGTTAAGCAAGCCGCTCAAGTTCTCGAGGCGATGGATAACTTCATTAACAACGGAATTACTAGTGGCCTTGAAGCTGTGGTAAAAGGATATATTGGAAATGAGAACGCTAACAAACTAGCTGCATCTGGCCTTAAGTCAAGACCACTAAAAATGTATTGGAACAAAGCTGTTGGTCGTTTCTTTGGTGAGCAGTTCGTTTCATTGCCATTACTTATTGAGAGAATGTTCCCAGGTATGAAGAAGGGTCTTAAGCTTATGTCTGAGATGGGACTTACTGATGTAATCAGAGGTGTATCCAAAGCTGACAGAGAGCACAAGATGATCGTAAAAGATTATACTGGTCAGGATTTTTCTAAAGGTAAAGGATTCATGAAGGCTGAGAATGTATACGAGAGAGGTATGATTGCCTTCTTGAGTAGAAATTTAGCCGGAACCAAAACAGAAATGCGTAACGAATTCTTACGTCGCATCAAGATGGTTGAGGAGTCTATCAATGCCCTGATGACTGGATCAGAGACAGAAAGAAAAATGGGTGAAGCTTATCAGAAAGTATATGACAAGCTGAAAGTTGATAGCCAGGATCTTGATGTTATTAAGGCCAATGCTGAGCAGATGAACCTTGATGCTGTTGATTGGATGACACAGCAATGGGCTGAAAAATATAGCGACCTATCTGACATTAGTTTGTCTGTATACAACGCAATACTTGGTAGCGATACCAACTATACCCCGGATAGATATAAAGCGCTTGACGAGGCTGATATAGAGCTAGATGAGAATTTATTGCAGAAAGGCAGCGCGTTTATGGGTGGTCTTGAGTACACTGACAAGAATAAGTCAGGTGTATTGATCGAGACAACTAGACCAAAGGCATTGCCGAAAGGTCGTTTTGTTAGTCTTGACTTTGATGTCAATAATTTCTCTAGCCTAAAAGGCGCAATGATTGACATTGAGACAGCTCCAGCTATTCGCCAAGTTGATGGATTTATCAAGTCAGACGGATACAAGAAAATGATCAATGGTGACGATAGAAAAATTCTTACTCGTCGTATCAATAACTATATCATTTCTGTAAAAGGAAAGACTAGCTTCAATCGAGACAGCATGAGATCAGTTGAGCGATTAGCCAATTTCTTAGGTAGTCTTGGTGTTGGCAAGGCATTAGGGGGACTAGACCAAACAATAAAACAGACAGCTCCGGTTATTATAAACACATTGATTAATGCCGGTCGTTTTGATGGTCTTAACTTTGAAATGAATGCAGCTATCAACCGATCAGGTATGCCGATTGCCAATCGTGGTATTGAGGCTATATCAGGTGTTGAATCTGTTGATGCGTTGATTGATAAGAAAGGAGCAACAGCTGCTGAGATAGCTAAAGGCATTGAGAAGGTTAGTCAGATTTACATGAAAGCCTTATTGTCTAAGCCAGACGTATGGGTTGCTCGATCTTCATTTATTTCTTACTATAAGAATTATTTAAAGACAAAAGGAATATCAACTAACATTGACTGGAAAACACATGAGTGGAATCAGGATGCATTAAACTATGCTCAGATGATGGTTGACCGTCAGCAAAACATTTCAGATGAGAAACTAGCTGGTTCATTTATGAGCTCTCCTGATCCTTGGAAAAGCGTGACTAGAAAAGTTATGCTTCCATTTGCTACGTTTATCATCAACCAAAAGAACCGTATGCATAATGACTTTGTGGCTTTATTTGGTAGAGGTGCTGAGACTAGTATTGAGGATAGAAAAAGAGCAGCTCGTTCTTTGATTGGATTAAGTGCAGAGATGCTTGCATATCAAGCAATTGCTTATTTCATTAAGACTCAAATTTATGACAATTTAGCTTCTATGATCACTGGAGAAGATGATGAGGAAGAGAAAAAAGAACGTTCATTCTTTGGTATTAAAATGACTAATAAGCAATGGAACGCGACTAAGTTTCCTGTTAAGAGTTTAATCTCTGATATTGTATCTCCATTCCCATTATTTGATGACGCTGTAGTATTTGGCTTTGATGAGTTGATGAGTAATTTCCCAATGATATCTGATGAAGATATTAAGAAAGCTATACAGGATCAAAATGATGCAAGAGCACTTAAAGGTCAAGATCCAATGGATGCTGAGCAAGAAGCTAATCTAATTAAGAATCTTAAAGACAAGAACACATACGCTGTAACATTCCAAAATGAAAGCTTGGGTCGTCAGTATGGTGTCCCTGGAATTGCATTCGACACATATACTGAGCTAGCTGAGATGGCACAACTTGCTTATACAGGTGAGTTTGAGGATGACATGGGATTCGGTCCAAAGAAAAAATACATCAGCAAGAAAGACCAAGAGCTTGTCAAGTGGACATTACTGCCAATGGTTCTATACTCAACAGGACTTGTACCTAAAGATGCTGGTGTTGTATCTAGAAAGGTAGTTAATACAGTCAAGAAGAGATCAATTAGCGAGACTAAGTTTAAGAACACTAACGAGCTAAAGACTGAACTTGGCCGTAAGCCAAAAGATTGGGAGGAAAGTTTGGTGATGAATACCACTAAGAAGGTACCTACAATTGTGGAGGCCATTAAATTTGCCGAAAGATTTGGCGGCCTGACAGAAAGTCAAGGCAAAGAATACGCCAAACTAATAGAAGTTACCGGTGATTATGGTTACCTAGACTTGAAGAGAATTCAAGACGGTGAAACGGCTGATCAGATATTAAAGAAGTAAGGCATAGTAACCTTACGATTGGAATCAAGGTCGATCTGGAAGAAAACAAATCCGGATCGGCCTTTCTTAAAGTTGGTCTGAACCCATTCCGAACTAACCGAAAAAGCCGGATAGTTGAAGTAGTCAAACTCATCAGAAGAGCAGTAGTCAAATAACATCTGGTGTGAGTCACCTTTACTAAACTCAATGTAGTCACATGCCCTTAGTTCTTGGGAGTGCCTAATGTATTGAGATATTTTCTCAACACCTCTTGGATCAAGTTGTACCTTGAAGCCGAACTTAAGGTTGCGAGAGTCTTTGCCATGGCTGATGATAAACCCATGTCTTCCAATTATATAGTGGTTTATAAACTTTTTGTGGTTAACAATATGTACGTTGCTATACTTGCGATCAATAACATGCTTAAATGCAGAGTTAACAATGTAACCAAAAGCACCTGAGTGGTTATCTTCACAGATATTGTTACACATAATGTTCTTATACTGAGGAGCTAAGTAGTCAATCAATAGTACTTTAGCTTTTAATCCTGCCTCGAAAGCTTCTTCGTTTGTCATGTTCTGTGGGAGCTTATGACCCTTACGAGTGGTCTCACCATCCCATCCATCCATAAAATCTCCTAAATCGTCTATAATTAGGCTGTCTGATGATTTATTAGCCAGAACAAACTCAGCCATCTCATTTACTCTTTTTTTAAGAATGTCAGCGTTCCAATCCTCAGCATACAATGCTAAACCTTTACGGCTAGCATCCATGCCTACGTGGACGTCAGTCCATACCAAACGATCGATCGTCTTGCCGGGATTCCAATCACCCTTAATAACTGGCGACTTTCCGTCTAGACACTTTGAGATGATTGACTCATAGTCAACCTCATCTACTCGATAGGCCGGGTTTTTAATAAAAAGAGATGCCTGCTTAGTTTTTAGCCAAAGATATGGTACGTTTGATGGGGCGACTTGAACGTCATCGCATGCATCTTTAACGCCTTTGTCGTTGTATTTAGCTACAGCGCGAGAAACTTGAACTCGCATTGTCTCTTGATTAGTTGAAAGATTGTTTTCTGAAATTAATTGTCTGGCTATATCAGCCTTCGTCATTCCCGAGTTTAATAGTTCGAGAATTCTGTCCATGTACTGTTTCATCGTAATGGGTCTTATGTAGGTCTTTAAGGACCAAGATTAGATTTTGAATAGTGGGAATCAGAGCGTCGTAGTCTTCGTCCATGAGTTGCTCATAGATGTTATCAGATAGCTCATTAATTTCGAGCATAACCGAGTTTACATAGTTGACGTTCTGCATTACGCAAGCTAATGTACAAATAAATTAGACAATGTAGCTAAATGTTGATAAATATTTTATAGGTTCTACTTGGTAAGTTATACGATATTTATTAATATTCTCCCGTTTAATAGTCTTAGCTATAAAATAATCATTAATAACTGATCCATCTTCTCTTAGACTAACTGGCCACTTTTCAAGAACTTTATTAACAGGTGCTAATCTGGTACCGTGTTTTAAAGGAATGGCTTTTATAGTTATATTGGCGACATATACTCCTGGCTTCATAAGTCACTAAATTTTAATCCGTAAATTAAACCAAACCAAGCCATAGTTAGTTTTGTTGTTTTCATAATACTTAATCGGTTTATTTCCGTTTATGTAAAGGATATGTGGCAAAAATTACCCCTTATACTTTCTAATGATGGCAAAAGTTCGGTTTAAATCCGAATCTAGCTTGACCGTGTCTCTATGCCAAACAGGATACCAAGCAATTGTATAGCCGTGGTTAGCGCTGTAGTCCTCAGGTCTTATCTTGTTGCCGTTCACACTCTTTAGATATATCCAAGGGACGTTACCCTCAAGCTCCAACTCGATGCCTATCTTCTTTAGCCTGTTGATGAATATCTCTACCTCGTTCATCTTATTCTGATTTAAAGGTTTCGTTGTAGTATTGTTCTACAACAAAAAAGCAATCATTTTCATGTAAACAATTTTTTGCAAACTCAATCTTCTGCTGCTTCTCCATTTCTTTGGCTTTTGCAATATCAGAACTATGTAATATTCCGTTTTTCGCTAATTTCTCAACTAACCATTCTACTGCTGTCTGTTTCATTTTATTCTGATTTAAGTTTTAAAATTAAACATCCATCCACATCAAGTTTTGGTTTATCTAAATAGTGACCTTGAGTTATTCCCATTGCAGGGTCAAAAAAAAATTCCATTTCTTCATCAATCTCAACATCCCACATTTTTTCATTTGGAAACTGTTGCTCAATTTCTTGGCAGTTTTTTTTAGAAAGTTTACCATATACTAAATTACCAAGGTTATCATTTAGAAAATATAAACCATCTTCTCTTTTAATTAATTTTGCTGTCATCTTATTCTGATTTATTTAGTTCGTGTTCGCAATTTGTACCACTTTTTGGTATATTTTGCAAAGTTTTCCTGTACTCAATCTCCTTGCGGATTAGCTCAAGGTGCCAATCTGCACCACCGTAATCTAACACAGCTTCTAAGTGGTCATCCTCCATCTCGCATAAAGGTATCCACTTTAGTGGTTGCTTACCATCCACACCACGACTGCCTCTTGTTGCATACTTACGCACTAGCTCGTAGTCATCGTCAGCGTAGACAGCAAAGAGCTTAATCTTGCTCATGTCCTTAGCACCGTATCTTTGGTAGGCCGTTCCGCCATCTACCATTGCACCGTTAGGGCACTCACACGTCTTGTAGTCATGTCGGTGGTAGCTAACGATAGTCTCGTTGCACTCTAGGCAGGTAACTGAGTTGTATACTATTTGCTTTTCCATAATGTTTGTTTTATCCATCATAAGTGGTCATATAAGGCACTAATGTTGTCTTTTTGCGACTTATATGACAAGTTAAACAAACCCCGGCAACGTATCACCTGGGATTTTTCGGTTCAATCGGTTTACTCAACCAATAACAGCACCGCTAGTGTGGCCTTAGTCGGACTTGAACCGACACTCGTCCTGGTATTCACCATATTAAATTAGGACCGTGTTACATTACACCATAAGGCCATATCCTCGTCTTTCCGAGGTGTCACGGGTGGCCGCCCGTCAAGCCTAAATTAAACATTTGCCTTTTTTATCGGCTTTATGATGTAGTCAGGACAGGATTCGAACCTGCAATGGTTGTTGGCGGCTTTTCTGATGGGCGGTACGGATTCCAAACCGCATCTCCCCATACCAATTCCAACTTAGCGTCTACCATTCCGCCACCTGACTATATCCACCCGACTTTAGCTTGGTGGTTTGTGTAAGCGCATCGCCCTCCTTACACAGCTAGATGGAATCAGTCAGCTGCCCTGTCCATCGCACTCTCGCTTACCGAGGTTCAACATCTTAAAAGAGGGGAGGCCCTGACTTAATCGAAACCTATTGGTTAAAACTAAACTCCCCTCTTAAAATCTAAATAAAATCCTATAGCCACTAGGATATTCATGCCGACAGACATGATTATCTCATGTATGTCCTTATAAACATTCAAGCTCAAATGAACGTGGCCAACCACCCAAAAAGGAATGGATAAATTTTGGCTGATCCAGATGATTGTGAACTTTATAAATCTTCCAACCATTGCCTAAAGTAGTTACCCATGTTAACAAGCTCATAGTAAAACTCATGAACATCTTTGTCATGCTCATGGTCCATCTTCTTATACAATTGGTTGATTGACTTTTCAACAGCTTCAATGAAATCATTGCCTGACTTTTTTATCCTTTTGTCATATACTTTTGGATAGTTGTCTTTTATGTCTTCCATGAAGTCCATCATAACCGGAAGGACGCCAATTAAAGCAGCTAATTTCTTTTCATTCGATATCATAATACTCACCATTATACCAGGTTGCCGAGACTCCGTGGTTCTGTAGCTCCTTAATTCTATAAACCTGCAGAGGTCTCGGCTTTTGTCCTGGACGTTTCACTTCTATAAATTTAACATCTGAATTCTTTGGTATAGCAATTAGGTCAGGGATTCCAGGCTTATTTGTCACTGATAACTTCAGAACATAATAGCCCTCCTTCTCCAGCTGTTTGATCAGTTTCGACTGTATTTGCTGCTCGGTCACCTACAAATGTAGAGTTTTTTTCGTAAAATCCCATCTTTACGCGCCTTTGAATTCTCTTAAATGTGTTATAATTTTTAGCTTCTAGTATGTCTTCTTTAAGATCATAGTATCTATCTCTCTTAAATGGAGAGCTAATCCATGCAAATTCAAGACCTTCTAAATCAGCTTGAATACAGGCTGTTTCTGACGCATAATCTGCATCACGATAACTCAGCATGTCTTTATGAACCCTAAGACCATGAAGAACAGTTGCATGATTTTTTCCAAAAATTTCACCTATCATCGTAAGACTTAAGCCATATATTCTTAGTTCATTAAAAATGAAATATCTTTTAAATAATACATCTCTTCTTCTTGTTTTATCCTTAAGGGAATATTTCTCTATTAATTCATTTATCTTCTCTAGTCTGTTCATATCTTTTCTATTTCTTGTTTTACTTTTTCCCAATAGTCATAAAATGTATCTGCCTCTTCTTCAAGAATAGGTAAGTCCATTTCTAATATCTCATCAACTATTTTGATAGCAAATAATTTGGCAACCTCATTAGATGCTCCATATTTTTTTGCCCATTCAACTAACTCTTGTGCTTTTTCTTCATGTGTCATTTTATTCTGATTTAAAGGTTTTGTTGTAGTAATCTTTTGAAAAACAACCATATTTTAGAGCATAATGAGCATCCATTATTTGCTCTCGTTCCATTTCTTTAGCTTGTTGTATTTCAGCCCAATAAAAATTACCAAATCTAAAATTGTATTTTTCTTCAATTTCTTTTATTAACCATTCTATTGCTGTATCCTTCATAGCTTTCTGATTTCTTGTTTAACTCTTTTGAAATAATCTATTGGGTCATACTCATCATTTGGTTTATTTGGTGAATACTTTATCAGTTCATTGACTACAATCAATGCGCATTCTTTCCTGTCTTTATTTGTTAGCTCATCGTCCATTATGTCTAACCCATCATATGTTTGGATAAATCCAAACATATCAAGTATATCTTTTGCCTTTTCTTTTGGTGTCATAATAAGTCTATTAAAAATTCAATAAAATGTGCTAAAAAATAAAATGCACCTGCCATAAATACTATTGATGCAGAAACCATGATAGCCCTTGAAGACATCATAAATACTCCGATGCTAAATCCTACTAGTGCCAATAAGATTAGTATGCCACATATAGCCATTAATATACTTTCTAAATTTCTCATTTTATTATTTTTTTAGTTCTTGTTTTACTTGATTCCAATAATGATATTGACATCATTAATTCCATCAACTCATCAACTGAAAGAATTTTAAAAGGTTCTGAAGTTCCTTTTGATTCCATATGAGCTAGAAAACCATCGTATTTATCTTCTGACTCTTCTGCTTTTTTTGCTGTCATAGCTTTTCAATTTCTTGTTTAACTTCTTGCCAAAATCTAATAATCTCGTCAATATTAGTTTCTCCTCCAATGTATAAATCATTATCTTTAAGCGTTTTAATAATCTCATCAACTGCAATCTTTGCGCATTCTTTGGCTTTTGATTTGCTTTCTAAATATGTTAGTGTTTCATCGTATTGATCTACTAACTCTTGTGCCTTTTCTTTTGGTGTCATAGCTCATCAAATTTTTTCTGTTGTTTTTCAATTAAGTCTTTAAGCATCTCACATCGTTGCTCTGATACTTTGATTATGTCTTCAACGAGGACATTGGCAAGTCCTATTTCTTCATTTACTTGAATTGTAATGGTACCATCAGCACGACTGCCCATTCGTTTTAGTTTTTCAATCTTATCTTGTTCACTTTGCAATGCACTCCTGTTACCTGATATGCAACCATACAAATCTTGGGCTTTAAATAATACTTCTTTTTTCATAACTTTCCTATTACTCTTTTTATTGTTTTTGTATTTTCTACTTTTCGATTGTAGATGTAATACTCAGCTTCAAGAATTGAATCTATTTCCTTTACTGTTTTCCATTTTTGGACTTGAAAAACTAACGTCTTTTGGGGGCTCCTGTTGCTCTCCTTTAATGTAAAACCAATTCAAAGGCTCTTGAACCTCAATTATTCTAAACTTTTTCATAATCCTTCTATTTTATTTGATTTTCTTATATTGTCTTCAGCCCATAATGGCTGGATATTGGTATAGTGATTTAATTTTATAACGTCTTCCTCGTTATTAGCTGTAGATAATGGTATTATGTGGTCTAAATGCCATTTGCCATAATTTTCAAACGACATTCCTTCTGAAAATTTACTTGATATGTATTCTGTAAAAAATACTACAGTACAACATAATATGTCTTCAGTTCGTTTTGACTTCTTGAATTTATTATTAATAGATCTTCTAAATGAATCCCTAATTAATCCTCTTACTCTCGTCTTAAATCTAAACAAGTCATCCTCCTTTAATCTAGTCCTAGTTCTAATAAACGCTTTTCTATTTATCTCTTTTTTGTTTAGATGATAATATTCTAGCTTTCTTTTATTTAGATCTTCTCTATTCTTAGATCTCCACTCTACCCAGTTAGCTTTATTCTTTTCTTTATTCCGTAGCTTATACTCTTTGGTCTTTATGGGGCAGTAATGCCTTTTATCATCTTTTGATTTACATACCTTGCAGTAGTTATAATAACCATCTGGTCTGTTTTTAGCTTTACTAAAGAATTGATAATCCTTAGATTCTTTGCATTTTGCGCATGTCTTCATAATAAAAAAACCCACTGCCGTTCGAGGTTCAGGTCTCTACTAAGCAATGGGTTTTAAAAAATTTCGTATTATAGCCTGAACTCTATTTTACAAATTTAATATAATCTTTCTTAAATAAGCTCAAAGTGTATGGTTTTTTCTTTGAAACGGCTTTATAAATTTTATCTTCTATACCTCCTACACTAAAAATCCAATATACTTTGTTGAATTTTCTCTCCATAGTGGTCATTCTATCTTTTGCCTGAAAGTACGACGTAGCACTAAAGTCAATGTTGTAGAACACCACATAGTCAGCGTTCTTTAGCGATATGCCTTCGCGCCCTGATACAATCTGCAGTGCAATTACTTTATACTGACCGGTATCAAAGTCTTCCAACTTCTCGGTAAGATTTTTACCAAATACAGTTTTAAGTGCGCTCAGTTCTTCTTTAAACTTATAGAACACACCTATTTTTGAGCTCTCGAATCGATCCCTTATAAACTCAGCCTTAGTGGTGTCAATCGTCATGCTGTTACCGCTCTCAAACTTCACAGTTCCACTCCACAACTGGTGTAGCTTCTGCATTAACTTAACTGGAGTGTCAGCCAAAATAACCTCCTCCTTCCCCTCAACAACCAAGTCCCTCTCCAACTTCTTCACAATCATCTTTGTCTTCTCAGACATATCGACATAAAGAACTTCCTCCTCGATTGCTGTCTCAAATCCAGCCTGCGACTGCGTGAAGCTGATCATTAAATGAGCTACACTTGACATGATTTTGAGCTCCATTCCACCAGAGTAGTCAGTAACCTTAAAGCCATTGATCACTCGGTCGAACTTGCTAACGTAGTCATCGGCCCATCTGTAGAAGTTCTTGTACTCCTTGAATGGCGAGTGGTCGCTTACCCAAAACTGATGGTACATTTGACTGAATGACTCTGGGCATGGTGTTCCTGATAAAAAGATCATTGGCAAGTGGCTGTACATTTTCTTGTACATCCTGGTGTACAAACCTGGCTTTGGAAAGGCCCCAAACCTGTGATGCTCGTCATGAATAATTAGGTCAGGGTCAGTCATTTGTGCCTTATGCATAGACTCATCGTTAATTATCTCAATGACAAAGTCATGACCAAACTCTACATAGTCCAACATAATTGATCCAACTGCCTTCTTCTTTGTTAAGAATAGAACCTTTTTAGCTCCAAACCTTTTGGCTATCTCCAGGGAGGTGGCCGTTTTACCGGTTCGCACCTCCATGGCGAGATAAAGCAGGTTGTGTTTGAGTAGAATATAGGCCCCTGCGTTGGCAATTTCATTTTGATAGCTTCTTAGCGTTTTCATCTTTCAGTAATTTAATTGCATTGTTTAATTCATCCGTCAGCTCCTTAGACTGACTGACCGATGGAAGCTCTCTGCGTAATGCTACTATAGCATAGTATGGGTCAGCATACCATTGAACTTGCGATCCGTTGAGTATTCCTATGGCATTGAGATATGAATCAAGCATTCCAGAAAGCTCCTTACGGATCTTCTTGCTCTTATTCATATTCATCACCTCAATGGATGCTTCCATTCTTTTTTGGAGTATTACTAGTGCTAACATAACTTTGTTTGTGTTGGGTGTTTAACAATAAAATGTATCTCCTTACCATTCATACCTTTGTATGCCCTTGGCTTCTGACCGAACGCATACTCACCATATGCATCTAGCCAATGATAGAACTTAGCGTTTGATAGCTTATACCTACCATATCTGTCGTAGTCAGGGTAGTCAGCAACAAATCTATTGAGCATGTCCTGGCCTACCGACTTAGCGTTTGGCTTGGTGTCCATGTTGTCTCTAGCTGTTGCCCACTCCCAGAACTCCGGTGATGTCTCAGCTATCAACTTACGGACCTTAAGGTTCTTGAATTCAGTCTCAACTAATCCTTTCTTCAGATATAACTGAAGGTTTCGGATCATGTAATTATCGAACTTAATCCACTCACTCTCATCCCATCCGCTGTATAGCATATGTCCAAACTCATCCTCAGGCGTTCTGTCTTTGGTATAGTACTGTCTGAACTCAAGGTCCCACTTACGTCTCTCAAATGAGTTCCCTGCACCCTTGATGGCGTAGTTAGTGGTGATGAATATCTTTGGAGATCGCTCGAAAGGAATGTGTATCTCATCCTTGTTCTTCTTCTCCAATGTGATACCCTCAGTAATCACCGAGAATAAGTTCTCAAAGGCAAATCCCTTAGACACATCATCAAACACCAACACCTGAGTGTCAACTTGAACACGTTGGTATGGGAATGACTTCTGAAAACTGAAACCTTTACCGTCAATCTTAACCATCTTTTTCATGTGGTTGATCGAGTTGACAAAGATACCTTTACCAGTACCGCCCTCAGGGTTGGAGCTGATGACCTCATCGTTTAATATGACAGCCGGGCAATAGCTCGCTGGCTTGTAGCTGTGCATCATATAGCCTAACGTTGACTCCATCGATCGCTTGCGAGACTCATCGTCTCCTGATATGTTTCTAACAAACGTCTCGAATTCGTTTCCACTGATATCATCAGTGAACACAAACTCACGATTGATACGCTGCATCTCCCATACATGACCACCTAAGTCTTTGTAGTCAATAACATTCACACCATCCTTAGTGATTTGTACAGCGCAGTTTAAATAGTATAAGTAAGCGCTGTCAACAGTATCTTCCTTGAACACCGCATCAATCTTGGGTACAAAATTTAAGAAGGTCTCCTGGAAGAACTTAGTGTTCATTGCAAAGTAGTTGTACACCATCATATCGTCAATGTCCATCAGATAGTCTAACACAAAGTCCTTAATCATATCGTCAGTAACATCGCTCATCAAGTTGTCAATCACCCTGACAAACACAAACGTCCTTGATCCTGGTGGATAATACTTAAAGAATCCGTTGTTATTTAGAAACAATCTAAATAAGTGTGGCACTACCTCAATCTTACCCTTACTAGACTTGGTCCAGAACTCAGTGATTTCTGGCAGCTCTTCAATCTGATACTTCTCGGCAACCTTCTCTGCTGGAACACCTCTCTTCAGCTCGTTCTTTACGTTCTCAATTTCGTCATAAAACTTGCTTCCAAACGTCGACATGTCCTTGTATGCACTTCTAACAATCGTCGTTATCTCTGAAGCCATCTCACCACCCTGGTCCTGATCGTTGAGAATAGAGTGAGCCATCGACTGATCAATGCCATACTCCTTCAATGCAATTGCCAGCACATATAAGTTATTGTTGCGCTGTCCTGGAACCATGCCATAGTTCTTACCCCACCATGTCAACAATCTTCTAGCTATCTCATTGTAGTCGTTAAGCTTAATTGTTGTAGTTTGTGCAACACGTTGTTGCGCAATCGCTGGCATGACCATTTCAGTGAATAACTCAGATGTTGGGTTATAGTACAGCTCAGGATCATAAGACTCATAACATACACGGCTGAGGTTCTGACTTGTCGTATCAAACTCCTTGCGGTTATAGTACTTCTCTAATCCCTTGAAATAAAACTTATGGTTGTCGATGTCATTTGGTATCTTGACTAGAACCTTGAGACCATCTCCTGATGGTGATAAGAATACCGACAAGGTAAACCTATCAAGCATCAAATCAAACTTAAAGTCGTCTAGTTCTTTCTGACTATCAAAGCCATCAAAATCCAAACAAATGATGCCGCTGTGCTCTATGCATGCAGTATCTGCACGTTTCTCAAACTTACCGCTGAAGCATATTGCTGGAAGTAATTTCTTCTTCTCATTGCGCGCATCCTTTTGAGTAAGGGCTCTCACCTGCTCCACTATCTGCTGCGATTTGCCCTCCCTGATCCTCTGCAATGCTGTCTCTAGTGAGACGTAGAACGGCTTGCTGGTGTTCGTCACCGTTTGAAAGTAGGTTATCATATTCTTTTTTGTATTCATTAATCACTGATAAATAACTAAGGTTACCCTTGATCTCTACACCATTGTAGTCATATGTCTCTGACATGAACTTCTCATGTTGCTTCAAGCCATGTATGACAACTGAGTGGTGCCTATTAAACAACCTACCAATTTGTTGTAATGTCATCTCATCTCTAAGTATACTAAACAAGTAATCTCTTTTGTATACTAAGTCAATGCGTTGACTAGGCCCATCAAGGCCATCTCTTTCAATCCATTCTTTTATCTTATCTAGCATAATTAAAATATTAAATAACCTATTGCTATACCTGATAGTATCAATAGTATTCGCTCGTAGTTTTTCATTCTGATTCCATTATTTGAACGTCAATTTTCACTTTCTTACCTTCACTTAATATCTGAGACAAGTCATCTACTAGGTCTTGAATTAATCGCCAATTATCAAACGTTATAGCGTTAAGAGTTTGCGTCTGAAAGTACTGCTCAAAGTATGTGCTTCCTTCTCCTAATCTTGCAAATTCGCTTTGTGTCTTCATCTTATTCTGATTTAAAGGTTTGGTTGTAGTATATGTCTGGACTTAAATTATTTGATATATCAATCCCATAAGCAGCTCCATATACATATGCTTTTTCTATCTGCTCCTTCTCCATTTCTTTGGCTCGTTCAAAGATTTCATCTCTGCTTCTTGAATCTCCATTTCCATTTTGTCTATCAACTAATTGTTGATTAAACCATTCTACTGCTGTCATCTTATTCTGATTTAAAGGTTAGTTAATCTTCTACTTCTGTAAAAATAAAATTCTCATACTTTTGACCCAAGTATTCAAATCTATTCTTGTGGTTTAAATAGTAATTGAAAATATCAATCATACTTTTCACTTGAACCATGATAGTTTTTAAATTAGTAGACTTGCTAGTTAATGCAAAACTTAGAAAAGGTTTTGTATCTAAGATAGATAATTCAATTGACCATTGGTCACCATATTCCCAATACCTTCTATCAATACAAGATTGAATAAATGTTAAAGATTCTAATGAAGTACAAGTAAACCAAATACTATAAGGTTGGTAATTGTGTCCACAACATGATTCATTTGTTGTTATTCCTTTTATTGAGTTAAGTGCATCACATAAGTCAACACACTCAGCATCCATACATTCATAGTCACCTTTC